ATGAACCTCGCAAACCTAACTCAAGAAGAAAAAGATAAAATCAATGTCGATTTGGTAGCTTCTGGTGTCGCATATAAAGAGCGACTCAATATGCCAGTTGTTGCATCCGAAGTTGAACGACAACAACCAGCACATTTGCGCGAGTACTTTAATGAACGGTTAGCGTTTTATCGTGAGAGAAGCAAGAAGTTGCCGGATGGAAATTCAGTGCAGTATTTGAAAACAGAGTAGTGCCGATGTTGGATGGAACCGACCGAGTTATATAATCAATCAGTTATCAATTTCTGGTGTGCTATTGGTGTCCTGATTTTTGTAAAAATACACAAAAAAAAGCGGAAATAATAGCTAATCCTATTACCAGCGGGTATACTTTTAACCAAGAGTTATCACTTGGTAACTTATTTAGTGTGTCTTGGAGGTTTCTATGTTTTGCGAAGAAAAAGTAGCTCAAATGGCTGCATACCTACTGCATAAACGCGGTGGGCGCATGGCATACATAAAATTAATGAAACTTCTTTACCTTGCTGATAGAGAGTGCTTAATTAGATTTGGTGACTCTATGTCAGGAGACAGCTACGTTTCTATGAATCATGGACCTGTTTTATCCAGAACTTATGATTTAGTTAAATCTGGTGGAGATTATGATGATTCTCCATGGGAATTATGGATCTCTGGTGAGGCTAACTATGAAGTTAGCATAAAAAAAGTATTGTCAGGTGTTATGGACGATGATTTTGATGAGCTAAGTAAAGCGGATATAAAAATACTTGATGAGACTTTTTCCAAGTATGGACACCTGAAAAGGTTTCGAATTTGCGATTTAACTCATGAAATATGTCCAGAGTGGAATGATCCTCATGGTTCATCTATCCCCATTAACCCAAGAGACATATTTCTAGCTGGCGGTAAGACTGAACAAGAAGCGGATGCGTGCTTGCGAAGTTTTAATGAAACTAAACAGCTCAAGGCATTTAGTTCTGAATTAGCATGATTGATTATCAACCATATAAAAGAGGTACGGTGTTAGCACCAACAGGCCCATGTGAGCATTTACACGTTGTTTGCAATGATCCTGTTTATTACCCCATTAATGGTTGTGATTGTGTTTTGGTTGTAAATATATCAAGTTGTAAAGAGGGTGTCCCATTCGATGCAACCTGCTTATTAAAACCAGGAGATCATGATTTTATTCGACATGATAGTTACGTGGTTTATAGAGAAGCTATCATTTGGCGAGTTCCAAATGTTATTTCAAGAGTTCAGACAGGCGAAATTATTCCGAGAAGCGATGTTAGCTTTGATGTATTTAAAAGGATAAACGCAGGTTTTGGTATTTCAGAACAAGTAATCCCAAAAAACTTTAAATTTTGGCGTACTTTTTGTTCTAATTATTAGAGAGTGCATTAAGCACTCTTTTTTTATTTATGTCTTCGTATGTAATAATTCTTTTTTAGACTTATCTCTTTTATATTTATATTAAGCGGACGAGTTAGTTAGCGAAAACAGTCCGCTCAACAATATCACAATTAGTCCTCTTCTTTTTGTCTGCGTTCCTCTTCCGCTTTCTGCGCTTCTTCCATCTCACGCATTCTCACGTTATAGATTGATTGCTCTGGCATCTGTACACGAACAGAAATAAAGCGACCATTAGGGATATCAATTGGGTCGCCGTCTTTGTAACCATCAATATCATTACGAGCGAATTTAGGCGCATTAGGATGAGTACGATGATAAGTTTTAACGAGAATAGAACCGTCTTTATTAACTTCAGAGTTAACCCAAATGAGTGGCTGTTTATTTATATCGAGTGGGATTTCAATACCACCATCGACACCGCCCCATCCAGCATCTGAGTTAAAGCCCAAAACGCCTTCAATGAGATATTCACCTTGAGCTATTCGAGTAACCGTAGCACCTTCGGATTCGTCGTTAGTGGTGAATGTGCCGTCAGGATTGATGTTGATAATAGGGGAGGCTTTTTTGATGAAACCATTACTGTCTACTGTTGTATTTGATGTGCTGTATGAATCCACCGATGTGAGATAATATAATTTATCAGTGGCGTTGTATTTTGGGTAACGAAAACCCATTCTGCCGTTGGGGGTTATGTAAATCTGAGAGCTAGCGGCTATACCTGAATCATCAATCCACCCTCTCACCGTAATCATGCTAACAATAGGGTGTTCTGGCTTTCCAGCTTGCTCCCCTCTTGCTATGCCAGCCGAGATACCAACAGGGAAATTGAGTATATTTGCCCACCCTGTCACTTTTCTATAATCAGCATACCCTTGTACAGCAACATCCGCATTCTCTGGCAATACCGCATGACGTGCAATATTCTTATATGCACTACTGCCGATATCTTTATTGACTATCACATCATTATTTTTGAATTTTAGTTTTTCACTCCCGATTTCTATACCTGAATACGCATTTCCTATTTGTGTATACCCCTCCTTATTTGTTAATATGTATGAATCGGATGTATTTTCATTATTATTTATTCGAAGAATACCCCCATCTTTAATTCTAATTGTCCCTGTTATCTCTCCACCGCTTTTATCAAACTTGTTACCAATATCCCCCTGCATCTTCTTAATACTATCGAGCGTAATGACTTCACCATTTGGCATCTCAATTTTTGTCTGCCCCGTTTGAGTCATCCACGTATTCATGGCGTCGAGGAAATACTCGACATAACTATTAATAGCGACCATTGTTCGTGCTGCATCGCTATTATTGTCTGGTTCAGTAATATGAATTGAGAATATTGTATTAGTTGCTGTTACTAATGCCGGTTGTGCTAATACTAATTCAGTGTCGGAATTAACGGATTTAATCATATACGGAATATTTGTTGTTCCCGATTTAATTAAAATAGTCATTCCGATATTAATAGCTGGATTATTATTTTTAAATTTAGTGCCAGTGCCTTTGACAATAGTAGCCCCTGACACAGTAGAGACTGTGCCTGTTGTGTATATCATTTTATTTATTCCATAGTTTAATTAATTAGAAATTCTTCGCTTGAATCAGGAAATGCAAAAACTCGTCCTCTTAAAATAAACTCCGTCCACTCCCCGCTATGCCCACCTCCAGCATAAGGTATTTTTATACCAACACTACTTATTCCCTTTCCAGCTGGTATTTTTACAACAAACTCATTACAAACATATTCATCTTTTCTATCATTCGATGGATTTCCCGACCAAACAGAAACTGTTTTTACATTAAAAACCCCATCAACATAAATCTCAGCAACACCTCTACCCTCTCCCATAAATGGTGCCATATATCCCATTAATGCTCTATTCGGCGTTTTTGTTCCAAACCAATCAGGAATATAATCTTCTTGATGTAATGAGCCGTTAATCCACAAGTAGCATGGAGTATCTCGCTGTTTAAATTTAAACAACTCCCTTATTTCATCACCTTTCCATCTATCATTTATATAAATCTCGTCAGAAATTGAAACAATATTTCCTATTAACTTTCCGACCTTAACCGTCCCATTGAAATTACCATCGGCACCGTCAATCATCCCTCTGAATATCGCACTATTAAATTCAGTATTACCAGTATTAGCATCAATAATAAATCCTGTTTTACCCGCCTCGTAATTATTGGATTTAATGGCTTCAGATAACACCATTTCACGAACATTCGCTTTATCTAAAAACGCTTCTTTAATAAAGAATTGTCCATTTTTGGCATACATGAATAATTCCATCTTGCCATTTGCGGGGTTGTACCAAGCGAAGTTATTGGCGTTGTAGCCAATGAATGATTCAAGCTTGCCGTTCTTAACCTGAGCACTAATCACTTGCCCTGCTGCGTTATAACTAACGCCATCATGTTTGATAGTAATATTGATTGAGTGAGTGACAACACCGTCACCAGCCTGATTGAAGGTAGCTTGCATTTTCTCCTGTATCATTCCCTCCTGTTCATCAAACTTAGCTTGAACTTGTGTTTTGTTTTCAGCAAATGCCTTGTTTGTGTTAGAGATGGCTTGAGAATTTGAAGCAATATCGGCCTCAGCCTTATCAACCTTAGTACGTATTTCAGTAAAGCGCTGACCGATAGCCTCATCAAGCTTGGTAATTGACGTTTGTGTCTCTTTAATTGCAGACGTGTTATCACCAACAGCGGAGTAAATTTCTTTAACTTCCTGTGCCCAGGCTTCGTTATCCGTTGCACGAACTTGCCATAGCTCGCGAATACCAGCCTGTGATTGACCGTGTTTCACCAACAAACTGCGTGATAGTTGAGAGTCAGCGTTACTAAGAATAAGTGCCGTCTCAGCATTCCAATCCAAGCGTTCACTAAGTTGCTGACCGGCTTCTGATGACATGAAGTGTCCATCAAGCTCTGGCAATATTGTACCTACATCAAACTCCGATTCCCCACAAATAAACTCAGTCCACTCAGATTGATTGCCGGTTTTATCCACCAACCTTGCTCTAAAATAAAACGCTACACCAGCTGATAAACCTGCCATTTCATAGGTTTTAGATGGGTAAGGAACATCAGATAACAGCATCAGTCCTTCACCGTCATTGGTTTTACTGTACTGAATTTCAGTTTTTAATGTATCACTGGTGTTTGCACCAAACCCCCAATCAAGTTTAATGCCGAACACGAGCGGAGAGGCTCTAAAGTTTACGGGTTTTGGTGGGTTTCCTACTTTCCCTGTCAGTGTTGTTTCTTGCGCATTAGCCCAAACACTGGATATTTCAGACGCATTTATCGCACGAACTCTAACTTGATAACGACCAGCATAAATACCATCCACCTCAAAACCACACGTTGATGATCTTGGCATTGATACCCAGTTATTGTTATCTCTACGCCATTGGGACTCATAGGTAATTGCATTATCAACTGCATCCCAATCAGCGCGTAGAGTGGTAAATGAAATACCTTGGTTGATTTGAGAGTAAGAGGATATGCGGATATTTTTAGGTGGTACTTGCACGCCCGGTGGAACAATAGTAATAGGACGCTCATCAATTCTTGCCCCTGAATCTATATGTTCATAGTTATCAGGATTATGAATTGCACCGGTGATGGTGTAGGTGTTATCGCTATTATCAGTAACATTAATAACGCGATAAAGTTGTAACGCTAAATCATCAGAATCGACCGTCCAGACCGCGTTTTTCTCTGGTGTTTGTGAATACTCCGTTGAAACTGTAATGACATTATCAGCAACCAACGATATAGTTCTTCCCTCTGATCGCCCGTTAGGTAGATTAACAATTAGTCTGTCACCAGCTTTGATTACAGCTTTTCTATCTAATGTGATCCTCCTACCTTCCGCCTTAGATATGCGACCACCATTATCCCTTCCTGCCAATGTCGAATCAGCAATAGCGATAATATGACCAGGAGAAGGTATTGCACCCTCTAATCCTGTTGCGAAACTAATCACCCTATCATTAGCGTTTGTTAATAAAGCCCATCTACCTCGACGATTGGCTTCGCTTTGTCGAGTACATCCAATAGCCGATATTTCAGTTTTACGCACACCATAACGACGTTGTAATTTGATATCAGCTACCGCCTCAATTGCATCATTACTGTGGTTATTAGTGTCTGTATAGGAAACTAATGCTTGTGTGTATCTATTTTGCTGGCTACCACCAGAATATGACGGTTTACCACCAACAATATTGGCATTAGTAAAGGTTCTGAAAATAGTATCTGGCATATCCGCAACGGCATTAACTTTGTTATCAGCCCAGAAAGTCATACCTCTAAATATCGCCACAATATCACGCAGGACGGTATAAGCCGATTCTTGCGATTGAATGTAAACATCACAAAGAAAACGAGGCTCCTTACCATCACCACCATGACCATCAGGCACTAACTCATCACAATATTGTGCAATTTTGTACAAATCCCACTTTTCAATTTGTGAAGCTTTAATGCGATCACCACACCCATAACGGTTGTTTAGGACTAAATCATAAAATACCCACGCTGGATTATTGGTTGCTGCAAGTTTAAAAGTACCATCCCACACGCCAGAATAAGTGCGGTTAATCGGATCGTAATTAGTTGGCACCTTAATCAGTAACCCACCTTTTGGGCGAACGCTAATTTTAGGGATGCGGTTATTAAATTGACGGGCATTGAAAGTAATAAACAATAGCGCCGTATTTGGATAACGCAATTTAGCATCGATAACATCAGTAACAGCAGAAATGCTAACTTTGTCAGCAATTCGAGCTGTGTTCTGGTTCTTGGTTAATCGTCGAGCACGGATCTGCCAGCCTGTATTTGCTTTTGGTAAGTCAATGCGGTGTGCTCGTTGATATTCACTGGTTGTTTTACCATCAAATGCAGATTTCAAGACTTCTTTGTAACCTGCACCATCTGTCGATAAATCAATGGCATATTCAACACGATACCCTGTTGTATCTCCATTATCATGCTGTTGAAGTAGCTGAGGAACAGAAAAGCGAATACGTTCTGCTGACAACTGAGTGTTATTAATGCTTCTCACATATGGCTGATCGTCTTTTAATTCCAACCCTACTGATGTCTCACTATCTACTGATGGGATACCTTGAATGTATTCTTGATGCTCACTTCCCGATCTAAATTCCCAAGTCACACCTTCAAAGTTTTTTGTGCCATCAGTATTCCCAATCGGAGTACCATCAAGAAAAATACGAGTATCGTCTAACCCACCAGCAATTTCACCTTCTGAGATAGCCAGTAGAATTTTAGCGGTTGATTCAGAAAGCAAACTATCTGGTGATTCTGTGGGTGTATGTCCACCGCCACCACCACCTTTTGCACCATGAATTAATTCCATATTTCACCCATAAAAAAAGCCACATAGTGGCTATTCTGAAATTCGTTTATGTTATTGCTGATCTTCTGTATAAATACCTGCGGAAATGATTGCCCCACCGACCTCTCGCCTGTCTAAACCATAAAGCAAAGGAACAGGATTTCCCTGCGCAGTTGAATTCACAGCACCACCAAAAGCATAAGAGGGCTTATTGTCTGCGTCTTGCCTCATAGACAGTCCCCGAGGTTGAGGCGATAGCATTTGAACAACGCCACCCATAGCAACACCTGCACCCACCATTAACATTAAATCACTGGCCCATAATGCGGCTCCCCAAGGAGCGAATATTGCAGCACCGATCATGGCTACACCTAGCATTGTCTGAAAGAAACCGCCTCGCTTACTTCCTTTAATGATTGGCGCTATGCGGATCTCTTCAGTCGTATCAAGGTGCAGCTCTTCTTCGTTAATGTTTCTCTTTCCCTTAAATACTGCAAACTCCATTCCTTTTAAATGTGCATTAGCAAGAAACTGCTCAAAGCCATCGTAGAGCACGGTAAGCGCTTTAATTGCTTCACGAGGTGAATCTATATCTAACTTGTGTTCACGCCCAAACTTTGCCCCAAGAACACCATATAGACGTATTGTTTTTAGGCTCATAACAACTCCTTCCTCCGCACTATTTTTACCGTCCGATCCCGCCAGTAATTGCTGTAAGGAACCAGTCGGCTCAGTTGCCCGTATAAATGATGGAGCAACATGCCATTCATTATCACTCCAGCATGATTAGGCACATCAGCTTGCACTTGTATAATGACCATATCGCCATCTTTTAAATCACCAGAGAACTCAACAAAACCAGCTTTCTGGTAATTATCCATATACAAGTTTTCTCCATCTTCCCACCAGTGCCGATCAACGCTGTAGTTATGCAACTCAATACCGTGTTTCTGTTTGTAATAATCCATAATTAACGACCAGCAATCTGCATAACCAAGTACAAAGGGTCTACCTTCCAGCTCTCGTTCACCTCGAGGTTGAACAATCCGAACATCACCTTCTGGCCACGAGGCAATCACCCACGGTAAACCTGTTACATCACACTGAAGTTTGTCTATTTCACTCGGCTGTGTTGTCACACCATCACCACAATGACTATGCACGATTGCAATTGGCTCTCCCCAATCTTCAGCAAGTGCATAATCTTCTGGCGATAACTCAAAATGTTCTGTTGGGTTATTAGAAAGGTTGTAACAAGGGAAGTATTTTTTGACTCGGCTTTTTTGACAGATAACACCACACGCTTCTTTTGGATATTCAGCTTTCACATGCTGAAATATCGCCTCAGTTAATTTCTTTGTGATCATTTCACTAACCCTGCTGCTGGAAACCCACCAAAATCTAATGGCTCGTTCTCACCGAAGCGTTTTTTGCAATCACTGATAAGCCCACCACAACTATCTAATGCTGGATCATCAACAGGATTACCTCTCTCATCGAAATACTTATCCCCCGAATATGAGCATCCATTGCCACTGCGATAATCGCCTTTCATGCACCAATAACAAAGGTTATGAATTTGTCGAACGGGTATCATTACCCCCTGCAAATCAAATGGGCTGGATAACTCAAAATCTACCGCCTCACCAGCCACCTCATTGGTTTTACGATCAATGTAATAAACTTGTTTAAAGCACTCATCAGGGTTGGCTGTTGGATTGCCTTCAGAGAAGTTTTTAGCATCAAGGTAATGAGAGAATGTCTCGTAAATGGTGACTTTTGCTTGAACCATATCGTCAAACTGGAGGCACAAAGACGATATTAAGCCGTCTATATTGGCAACTTTTAAAGATGGTCTTGCTGGGCTTCCGTCGCTATTTTTTGCCATCCCTTCAATTTCATAAGGCCATGCACCGTATTCATTGCCTTGCCACCAAATTGGTTTGGGTTTGATATCACCATTAGATTGCTCTATCTCTTCTGGTGTATGAGGTAGGTTATAAGCATGAAAGCGAAGAACTGGCCCATCAAACTCACTGCCGTCTACCTCAATTAATTGAACCTTATTACCCGGCTCTAATTTTTGTACATCTGCTGTGATATTCATGCGCTAAATGCCTGTTCAAACGTTGCTGTCAATTTCATTACTCCGCCAGATACGGGGATCATCGTTATTGAATCAGCCTTAATTCGATAAAGACCTTTTTCGCCAAATGGAGGCGTCCAAATAAATGATTTTGCTGTGTGTCGCCGAATGAATTTAAAAATAGGCATCACCTCATCTATCAATCCCATATAAGCAAATGGCCACGTTTGAGATTCTGGGTTAATACCATCGCCAGCAACTTGTTTGTAACCATCTCCAAATTCAATTTCTTTAATGCGATGTTTGAACTCACCACTTGGCGAATCTTGTATTTGTGTTCGCCATTTAAACTCTTCCATTGGTTACTCCAATAAAAAAGGCGACACAAAGCCGCCTGATCAAATATCAGGATATTAATAAATATCCATTAGGTTATTTTATATATTCAGCCCTGAGAAACTTTCCGAAGGAATGGCTGACTTACTTCGATGGAGAATTGAATATGTTAGTTAGTGAAATGGGAAAAGACATAGAGGTCCTTCAAACACGTACTCTTGCTTTAGAGTATATAATTCAAGTGATGATTAGGAACATGTCTGATATTGAAAAAGAAAAACTTATTAGTGAATTAAATAAAGTATCACATGATAGTTCTGTAACTATCGAGGCGTTTGGGATCATTCAGTCTCATTTACATAATTAGTACTATATTATCAAGGCGGTTACTGTGCCGCCTTAATGCGTTCTATCATGGCTCTTGCGTATTTTTCTGCTCTATCCATAAATGAAGAAAATGTTTCATCTGGATTATAATCTTCTGTGTACTTAAATTGTAACTTTGGTTCTTCATTTGGAGTATTACTTTCCACTACTCCCGTTACTGTAATTTCTGATGTTAATATAGGTTTTTCATCTATTTTTATGGCACCAATACCATACCTTTTTACATCTCCTGTTATTTCCACTCCTGAAAATTTGTTTGATAACAACGGAAACTCTACTTTGATTTTCATAACCACCTCTTTTAATTACCTTTGATCGTTCTTGATAATGCAGATGCTGGATTTCTAAGTAGGTTATTAACCCCACTCTCCACCATTTGCTGAAATTCTCGCTTCAGTGATGAAGCGTTGGCTTGATTACTCGACGGTTGTTGCTGTTGTCCACTTTCAATATTAATACCTCCTAAATTAACCTGTACGTTTCCACCACCAGCAATCTGAGGGTTGCGAGCGATAAATGCTGTTGGCTGTGTAACCGACATTGGCGCTGAACCACCAACATGACCACCTGAAGCATAGCCTCGCTTCCCTGCATCCATTAGACGATAAAGATTATCCACACCTAGTCGTTGCGTTGCTTCTTTGGTAAATACGAACTCGCCCTTATGCACTACACCTGCTGGATCATATTTACCACCACCTCCTGTATATCCACCATCTGCAAAACCTAAGAAATTACCAAATGTTGTACCACCAAATCCTGCCCTCATGGCATTAAGCAACGCCATTTGAGTTATCATCTTGGTGGTCATTTCGAGGAAAGACTTTGTGAAATCAGATAGGTTAAACTTACTGGTGAGAAGAAAATCAGCAACCGTGTTACTCATTCCTTGGAATGCAGACTGTGTTATTTGAGCGACATTACCATAAACATCAGTGGCTTGGTCTTGGAACTCTGCAAATCCTCGTTTAAAGCCCATTTCCCAGTTACCACGCAGGGAGTCTTCTTTGGCGTAATACTCCTCTAATGCTTTTTTCTTATCAGGTGTGTCTGCTTGGCTTAAAGCAATCTCTCGTTGCTGTAACCGGCTTGATAATCCAGCTCCAATTTCTAACGCATCGCCTTTGGCAACAAGAGCATCAATATATTTAGTTTGTTTATCCAACTCCCTATTTTTTATCTTCTGTAATTCAATCTGGTCGCCTAAAACAGCCGCCTCATGCAACGAAGCAACGATACTTTTCTCTTTAAGTAACAGCGATTGTTCATCTCTAGTTAGGCTTTTAACCTTACTTCTTTCTTCCAGTACAGATATCTTAGCTTCTGTTTCCCATAACTTTTTACGTTCGTTACTGATAACGTCATAAACAGTTTTGTGGTCATTGAGAACTTTTAGTTGAGCTTGCAGTGAGAGGATGGTTTTCTTTGTTTCTTCTTCAGCGCGAGTGCCTAAGTCAGGCTTAAATGTTTTATCTTGACCAGTTCCCGGCATTCTCCGGTCTCTGAGCCGATAATTAATCATTTTCTCGTATTCTTTATACTCGTCATCAGATAATGCATGTTTATTAGCATTTAACTTTGCTAACTCTTCATTTCTCCTTGTCTCCCAGCTTGCATATTTATTATAGAATTCTTGTTTAATTCGGAATTTATTTACCTCTGATTGGTTAGCTACTTTTTCAGCTTGATCCTGAGCCTTTTTAAGTTCAACGTCTGCCAATTGCCCTCTGAGTTCAGCCACTTTGGCTTTTAACTCATCTGGTGTCATATTAGTTTCAGCAAAGAAAATACCTTTTGATGCAGGATTTATTTGGAACTCTACTAACATTCGCTCATATTCGTTAACTTGTTGTCTTAAGTCTTTTGTTCGTCCAATATTAAGCATCGCATCCCAGCTTTTTTTGGCCGCATCCTGAACCCCCTTCCATGCGGACTCTAAGAATCCAAGATTTTCAACAATATCATTAGTGCCATCGTTTATAGATTGTGCGTAGGCATCAATAGCTAACCTAGCAGCAGCTGTTTGGTTTCCCTGTAACTCCAAAGTTCGTATTTGCTCTAATTGAGCCACTGTAAGATGGTGATTCGCTTTTTCTAATTCCAATGACATCTTAAGAGGCTCGTCTTGTAACCGCTTAAACTGATCAATAGTGGTATCAATAGCCTGTCCTGTGATGTAATTCATTTGCGCAGCGGCTTTTGACACTCTACTTATTTCGTTATTAGAAAAGACGCCGGTACTAACTACACTGGTAATGGATTTAGCCATTTCTCCACGAGTAATCCCGAAACCAGACATAACCCTAGCCATTTCATTCAATTGGCTTGCTGATTTATTTGCGTAATTACCCGTTAAAATTAGCTGTTTATTAAACTGTGTAAATTCCATTTCAGCTTCATAGATAATTTTAGTGAAACTTACTACTGAAGCACTAACAACACCAATAAGCCCACCTCTGGCTATTCCCCCCATGTTGATTGAAGTCAGAAATTCTTTTAATGTTCCTGTTACTTTATTGCCAGATTTAGCTAACTCATCTGTTTGCTTGCTACTCTCTTTTATTTTATCAATATAGGGTTGAGCTTTATCAGACACGCCTAACTGCGCCGCTTTCATTTCAAGCAGTTCTGTTTTTGTTTTACCAATAGCATCCGATTGATTTTTAATTGAAGATAAGAATTTATCCGCAGCAACCTTCGCTTGGTTACTTGCTCTCTCTTGCTCCAATAATGCTCTTCCTTCAGCAGTAAGAGACATGTTAACTCGTGTTAATTTATCCCTAGTCTGCTCAAGTATCGCGTTATAATCAGCAAACTGATCCTTTGGTAATAATCCCTTCCTATTTGCCTCAACTAATTTTTGAGTAGCCTTATCAAGCGCATCAAATGCCTTATTTGTTGGGTTTATAGAATTTAATAAGTCATCAAGCTCTTTTTTTTGTTGCTTAATTGCTTCTGACGCTAACTTTTGATGATCAATGCCTCTATTAAACTGATCATTTAAATCACGAGAAGCATCACTCACTCTTTCGGCTGTATCACCGAACTCCTTTAACTTCTGCGTACCACGCTCTAAATCTGACGTATCAGCTTTTAATGATATTGTTGCTATATCTGCCATTAAGTTTCCTCCAAGCATAAAAAAACCACCCGTAGGTGGTTAATAGATGATTTATGTAACACTATTTACTTGTCATATCTCTCATGTTTTTATCATATTGCCCTTGAATATAATCAAACATTTCGATTGACTCTAAACATTCTTTTTCTTTTTTATCATGTAGCTTGCAATCATAATATGTTAGTGTATTGATACTGGATATCGCACTTATATTTTCAATTTGCCACCGACAAAGCTCCGGATCTTCATGTTTAGAGCAAGTGGCAGTAACCATTTCAACAAAAAAATCTTTCCCTGATTCGCTAGTTGAAGATAAAGCACTTGTTGAATATCCCGTCAATAAAAAAGCCACACCAAGTAATAATTTCTTCATCCCGCCCTCTCTGTTTTCATTTTCTTTAGTGTAATTATTTATAGTAGCAAATTGAAGCAAATTACCACTTCAGGTCTATTTCATTCATTTTATAATTCTTATTCATTTTGACTAACGCATCAAATCCCGATAGATACTGAATAGGATCACACATTGAGATGTTTTTAATAGGGAGACTTTCAAACTTGTCCCTATTCAGTTTTGCATTAATTAAATAGAGATCATCCTCATCACCAGTTTCATGATTAAATATCTGAGAATACCCTGCCACTATGACATTCTCTATTTCTGAGCAAACCATAAACCCGATAGCTGATACTCTTAGAGCGATAGCATGAACATGCCTTGCGTAATCATAATAATATTCTTCTGCGGTTTTTAACCTTTCCCCATTTGATACTGGCGTGTCTTCAATTTCTGGCAGGTCTACATCTATAAATAACGTTTTTATTTCATCATCATAATGAAAGGCAACTATTGTTTCTCTAGGCCAATAAGCTGATAAATATGCATACCTCAGTCTCTCATTAACACCACCAAAGCTAACTAGATGATATTTTGCAATATCACCATGTATATCTATAAGAAATTCAGGCTTCCCAGTGAAACCTCTGTTGTAAAAATCCTGATAAACAAATGTTTTACCTTCTTCTATTGTCAGTACATTGGTATATTTTTCATTTAGATACCACTCGTCACCTTGTGGTTGCGTTGAACTTACTTCTCGCCAATTCAATTCTGTTGGAAAACCAATAACTTTATATTTCTCACCATCTTTAATAATAACATTCGTTTTTTCTAGTTCAGAGATTACTTTATTTACTCTTTCTTGGTTAATTCTGAATTTTCCAAGAAAGTCAGCAGTTGTTACGTACTCTTTATTTATTGCAAGATCAACAAATTGCCAATATAAAAGATCTAAACCTAATGTTTTTGATTTCATGTCATCACCAAGAAATATTAATATTCCTGATGAGATTATCAAAATAACAAGAAAAGCCTCAGTTAAGAGGCGTGATATGTGATCTCAAGCAAGCCGTCCTTGGCTTGGGTGTTTAGAACAATTTAGCTAAATCCACATCATAAGCAGACTTCCATGCACCTGATGGATATGAATTGGCTGTTCCGTATCTATCATCATGAACAGTAGATATTTCTACATCATTCTCTTTGCACCATTTCTTCAATGGTTGCCATTTGAATTTTTTGTTTAGCTTCTTCTCTACTGCTAATACTGTTGCATGTTTTTTACTTTCACCTAGCTTTTCAGCAAGACGATTCTTTTCACGAACAGCTTTAGATGCCGTAGCCATTGAAGTTGCTTGACGCTTATTTCCAATCCATGCCTTTGTTTCTATCGCGTGGTCACGCTCCGCCGCGATCACTGCTTTCTCTTTTTCTGCTTTTAATAAGTTTTCCAGTGCTTCAATGTAATTACCAGGAAGGTTATTATTTTTTCGTATTCCAAAATAGGTATCTTCGAGTAACTCAAAGAAATCCCATGCTTGATCAGTTTCCAGCATCTTAGCGTGACGAGAGGCTCCTCGTTCAGTCCAGAGATAAAGCAATCTAGCTTTGTTCGATATTTGCACTCCACTAAATGATGACCGCAAAATAGATAATTCATCACCTTCAATCTTGAAATAATGTTTACCTTCTTCAAATCTAGATTGATTTCGATTGAAATTATTTTGTATGCTTTTAATCTCCGCGCCATAACCAACTGCTAGCGATTCCGTGGTGATCACCTTCTGGTTGCGATAATAGACTTCTGGAACTGTAAAACGGTTTTGCGTGACAACTGAGCTATTGTTTGCTACTGTAATTTGACTCATGAAACATTTCCTTTTAGGTTTTGTTTGGGATTAGCCAGCAGTTCGCACCTGTTGGCTTTTCTGTTTTTAGTGCCTATCAATGTGTTAATCTCTTAACTTGTTTTGTCTTAGCTATTCCTTTCATGTGTTGTGAATACATTAAAAACATACTCATTGTTGAATTGAGACGTTTCGCCATTTTCGGATCGAAGTTTTCAATATCCTTTCTAGCCTCATCCCATGTTGTACAAATCAGACTTAATCTTGCTAATAATCCGTTTGCACTTACCGAACTATCTTTTTCTATTGGTAAATCTTTCTTGTCAGCTACTTCTCTATCCAGAATATCCAGCACCCATTTACGAAACTCTTTAGCTACCGGAGTCGATGCAAACATTGCGATCAGGTGAGCGCCACGAAGTGAGTAAACTCTGACCAATTTATTACGTAAGCTATTGTTTATCCCGTTGAACGTCATATTGACGGTCATTGTCATAGAGTCCGTAAACTCATCTGAATTACGTGAGTACAATTTACTTACACTATCAGTACGGCTATAACCTAATACCTGTGCAATTTCAGTTGATGTTAACCACACCTGACCATTTTCAACGATAGGGTTGAATGTGAAATTCTGGAAAGTAAGATCGTTCTTGGTTATACTGTTCATGTCATTTATTCTCGCCCAAAGAGTTTATTTGATGTAAAGCCTCAGTTGTTCGTGCAACTGGGGTTTTCTTTTTATCCACGTACGCTGGGTTCATTATTCAAACTCCACACTATGCGCTGAACAAGCGCAGAATTAAGAGATAATCCTTCCTCTCTAGCTTTAAACGCTACTGCCTCTTTAACTTTCTTAGGCACTCTAAGAGTTAATTTTTCTATTTCACATTGAGCCTTAACTGTATCTTTCATTATTTATTCCTTTTTCACTAATGACGGCTATTTGCCACTAAAGGCAATTTACCACGATTGACAATGAAGTCAAGTAGCCACCATAATTAATTTATGCCCGATTTCGGGCGATAAAATGTAACGGTATTATTTAATAATTATTGGTGGATACAAGAATGAGCAAATACCCAAGTCAAACCCAAGATAAATTTACCGTTAGATTTCCAGATGGAATGCGTGATGAAATAGCCAAAAGAGCAGAGGCTAACGGTCGCTCAATGAACTCAGAAATTGTCCAAATCCTACAAGATGCGCTAAATAACGATGATATTAGTAATATTGAAGATTACGACAAACCAACATCGGATGATTTCAAAAAGGCAGCAAGAAAAATGTTTATAGCTATAGAAGAGTTCGAGGAACAAAAGAGGAAACTCTATGATATTACAGAAGAAAACGGTGGCATTAGCCTTTTAAGTATTTCACCTAAAGACTAACCAACCAGCCCAAGGATGGGCTAGGTTCAGGCAATAAAAAACCCACCGAAGTGGGTTAGTTTTCGATTGAGTAAGATTAGGTGTTTTTTAATTTAATCACACTACAGCATAGTTTGCCAAAATCAGGATTACATAATTCTGCTGCGTCATACTCCCTAGACCAATGACATAGCCAATCCTCAAGATCTTCACAACTATAATTTTTAGTGGCTAAACCAGATGCAATATCAACCATATCGTCACCTGGCGCAGTAAGCTCATAGCCATTTATTAATAAAAAAACATAACCACACATCATAGCTGTTCTTTTATTAGCGTTCGCGAAAGGATGGTTTTGGATCAGGCTTTCAATAAGAACAGAGGATAATCTAAACATATCCTCTGTTTGTTCGTAATATCTTGTTAAGCTAGGTCTAGCTTGTGAAGATTCTAGGTTACTTTGGTTTAGAACTCGTATTGGCTCATTTGGCGTTTGCGCTTTAATAAGGGCCTCATTAATATAAATTATATCATCAACGGATAAATAATTTACGCCCTCAGCATTATAACCAAACCCCATAGACATCTATCACACCTTAGATAATTTATCCATAGCCGTCTCATAACGATCAAATCCAAGGCTGAAAGCATTTTTCACTTGATCTTTATGCGAGCAATTATATCCAACTACCGCTCTAGGAGACGCAATTTTACTTTTGTCACGAGGCGGTATATCTAAGCGACTAGCCTTTCTCAGTGCGTGACTCATATGAATATCCTCTTACCAGAATCTCTGGTATATATACAAAATAGACAATTTTGAGGTTATTGCAGTTACTCTGCATGTACAAAATTCCCCACACTGTTAGTGGGTACTGGATTATTTTTTGTGAACCTTTCGACCAGTGGCATATTTATAATAGAGTCATCTTGACGTCATTACAACCAAGATTTATCAATTAAAGCTTGTTTTTTACGGTTATAAGCGGTTATAGAGGGTTGTAATGGTAATCCCTTCCGCCAATTACCTATCGATGCCGTCACTTGGCTATCTTCGGACAAGGTTGGGATTGGTGCTTTCAGAAAACGAACAAAGGGCACGGATGCCCTTGGTTGTAAGTGTCCATAAAATAACCCTAAAATTAAAAACAAAGAGTAACTAAATTGACAGTAGATTTTCCTTTAGAAGTGCAAATACCACATGAGCATTTCTGCTTTGCTCTTTGGGTGCAGTTACATCTTCTTTCTTATACAAGCCATAAGCCTTGCTTGCAGTAAGATTAGGGTTATCAATCATGATATCGAGTAATTTCTTAGCTTGCTTCTTTGACTTTTCATTTCTTTTATTTGGGCAAACTGTTGATGGGAGACCTTTGACAGCACCCATCTGGCATAAAGCAATAAAAATATTTAAAGGGCAATCTTTTTGGCTTGCAGAGCGCTCTTTGCTTTGTCCTTTGCTAAAAGCTAAATTCCATAACTCAATAATATCATCGTCAGTGTTGTATGTATTGACAACCTGAATTGCCATATTCCCATATTGACCATAATCAATAGCCATATATCATCACCACATATTTAGTTTCGTTAATGTTAGCTTAGTTGGAGTGTGAGTTAAAGTTTGAAATATAAATCAATAATCTATGAGATTCAGGCAATAAAAAGCCCACCGGAGTGGGTTAGATTCTAATTTAATTTGCCGTGACATTCTTTATATCTTTTACCACTACCGCAGTGGCAAGGGGAATTTCTTGATTGTGGTGCATTATCACTCTTATCCCACACCCCTTTAGCATCTCTATCTTTTAGTTTTTCTATAAAACCCAAAAGCACATCATCAAAGGCCAATAGCTCTGATGCTTTTATGACGTAGCCCAAGCTATTAGGGAATGCTCCATCAATACTAGTTTTGGAATAACCCTCTTTATCTTGGTCTTGGTCTTGGTCTTGGTATTTTGATGTTATCAAAACTGGTGACTGATTAACTGCATAAACAGTTCCTAATAAAGCAATTCGACTCCCTGCACAAAGGCATCCATCCTTATCCATATAGCTACCTATATTAGCTAAAAAAACGGGTGAGCCACTTGAACCTGGATAAACACCTGCATCTATCATAAATTCAGGCTCTCCGTTTAAATCCAACCTAACATCTGTTGCTGTAACGCCTTTTCGTATAATAGGTAAGTTATGAGCGGTATCCCAAAGACCATTCGGATATCCAATCATAACGATATCCTCCATAGGGGATAACTCACTAAGTAGTTCTTTACTTACAATAAAACCTTTACCAAAAGAGGAGTAATGAAAATTTTTACCAAGAGCTTCTGCAGAATTTAATATCATACCTATGGGGATAATAGCTAAATCAATATCATCATTAGGGTGTAATATTACATAATCATTTAGATCTTTTATTTTTATAGCTTCGTGATTCCCTAAATCTGGGTTACCATCCTTATCTCGCAATGTTAGATGAAATATCGCTTCAACCCCATCCTTAAGAACATGTTTATTTGTTACTATACATGGACATGATTTATCATTTTCTTCATCTTCTAAGAAACAAAATATATACCCAGTTCCCGACGAAGCACCTTTACTACCCTTTAAGCATTCGATCCTAACAGTACTATGAACGAGTATTTCTATGGGATTACTTGGCTGTTTCATTTAATTAATACCCTTTGAATATTAAACAAGAATATTAATTTAATTTATGAATTTTAACTTATCTACTTTTGACTTAAGTTTTGTGATATAGAATGTGATAATTCTTGAAGCTTAATTTCTAATTCCATCACTTTCTTATACAAAAGAGACATGTTTTTATCTTCTATAAAAATACCGCCACCTTCTAAATAATTGACATCTTTATTCTCACTTTTAAAAAAGAGCATTTCTGTAGTTAATTTATTTAGTTTATTCATAATTTTCTTTTCCTACTCACCAATCGACGCTTACCACTGATCAGATCAGCATCTTATTTGTCAATCACGCATTAACGTCATACTATAATGGCTCACTTCAATGAGGACATTGTAATGCCATCCAAAAAATACCTACTTGTATATGAAGCATTCGACAATACAAATGCATTCTTATTAAAAGGAAACGCCGCCGTAGAAATAGACATTGGAAAAGGCGTTGAGGAGATATTGAATACCTTTACTGAAGTTGCCTGCTCTGAAGCTAGAAAATTCGATAAATATGCTAGACGAGTGGCGATAGTGAGCGCAATAGAACTTTAAATAAATTTAATGTTTCACAAAAGTGCTACTGTGACCTCTTATGCATCACCTCCAGCGCCTTAACCTCCATAATCCTCAGATCACTAAACACGGTCGCCCTATCTTTGATGTTGAATAAGTCCATCACTTGGTTTAACGGATTGTAATCCAAGCCAGTAATACCATTCATACCTACACGCCACTGTGTATTCATGGCTGAAAATACTTGATAAGAATCCCAAACATCAGGCCATATTTCAACATCATCAATATCAGGCGGAAATCCAAAAGCACGCTCGAACTCAGCTGATTCTTTGGAACTCATTCCGCCATAAATTGCTTCGGCGACCGTTAAGAGTTTTTTTCGCGATTACCTAGCAGTTCGTTGTAATACGTGGAAGCAATAGCACGAGATGCTGATGGGTAGTTATCTAACAATAGATTTAAGTTTTCTTTATTGTATGGCTCTTCAATCGCCCAACCTTCAATAATTTGCTCAAAGAACTCTGTAGTTGGCTTTTCTCGCATCTCATCAAGTTGGCTCATTGGCTGATGCTTAAAGGTGAATGTCACCACTTCCGGCTTTTCTTTGCCAGCAACGGGGATCTTAACATTAGCTTTAAAGGTTGGATTGGGAACGAGGGTAAATTTAGGCATTATCAGTCCTTAAAAAAGCCCCTGATTCGGGGCTGTTGTGAGTATTTATGGATTAAGCAGCGTTGGTATAAATCTGCATTTCAGACTTAAGCGAGAATCGTGCTGTCACGTTTTCAACTTCATTGATAGCGGTATTTGGTACACGCTGGAATGAAATTGAAGCGGTGTAATAGCGATCTTCTTCTGCTCGTTTATTAAAGAATCGGATTGCGGTAACTTGCTTGCTGTCGTCCAGCTTTGATAACAGCTTACGAATAGGTAACTTGGCATCATGAGCAAAGGTATAAACCTGCACCACACCATTTTTATAGGTGTCGATGGTTTCCGCCTGCTCATCCTCAAGGAACTGAACCTCTTGAGTTTGCTGTTCGCCACCTTCCGTAGAAAGCGTCATTACCTGTGGCATGACTTCCCATGACAACACTTTCTTTAATGTTCCTGTACCGCCACCAGCAGGAAACACATTTTTATCGCTGGTATCAACACCTTCCAGTGTGATTTTAGATTCAGCAGCACTTGCAACACGGAAAGCGCCAGAAGCTTTCTTCCAACCGGATATCACATGAACAATATCGCCTTTAGCAATGTCACCCACGTTATCAACCGTTAGCACAGCTTCTTCAGCATTGGTTGCTTCAGTAATTTTAATTTCGTCATCGTATTTACTTGCGATGTAAACACGCGACCCATTAGGAATATTATAGGCCATTGTTAACCTCTATTTTTAGGTATAAAAAACCGCAATTAAGCGGCGTTATCGGATTGCGTTACATCGATAGGATGCACGAATAGGAATGGTGTAATTTGTTTCATCTGAAATTGGAGGGAGCTGGTTCGGTTCTCCGTTAATGTAGATACCCTCACCCAATGTTAATCCGTTTTCCAGCCTAGCTTTAACGCCATCAACAATCTTTGAGAGTTTAGAGTCTCCGCTCCCTACTTTGCCAACCACATTGATTTGAATAACACCACGATAAACAGGCATATCCTGAGATAATCCAATGTTATCTGTCTCTGCTGTCATAATGTGGAGTTGAAGATAGGGATCGTTGATATCGTCAAAAGGAAGATTTGGCCATGCAATTTTTAGGTTTAAATCCTTGCCAATGCTCGTCGCCAGTTTTCGTATTTCAGCATTAATCGTTGACTGATTCATGATTTAGTTTCCGATACGGCAGAGTTGAAAAACTGACTAAATTCCTCAGCAGTCACAGCAACCATACCACTTGGCGCTTGCTTTGAGTGCCCCATTTCAAGGCGGTAGGCATAAGGAACATTGTTTGTGAAATAGATAGCGTTCATACCTATTTTAAACTGCTCAATGACAACATTACCCTGAGATTTTGTTATGTTACCCGCTTTGTCGATATTATCGACTTCACCATCTGCTGGCGTGTCGAATGAAACCTGCCAGTTACCCTTAAATCGACCTCCAGTATAGCCAGGAGGAGAATATTTAGATTTCCATATATCGGGATTACCAACGGGTGACATATCAACGAGCCTAGCAATTATTTGAATACTGGTTTTTCTTACAACCGTTTCAATATCTGCATTGGCTTTATCAATAAAAAGATTAATCGACTTCATAAACTGATCTGACATATTACGCCCTCAGTTGAGGCTGATAGCAAATAACAATATCAGCAGGTTTAACAGGGTTGGTTTCGTGAACACGCAACCAAACGCCATCAACAAGCACCTTATCCCCTTTCTGAATATCAATGTCTGGAGGAAGTATCATTTTGATATCCGTAGAGAGAATAAGCGTGCCGTCGATTTCGTAAGGTTTGTATTGAGTCTTTACTCCGATAACAGAAAATAACGTTTCTGGCTCAAAGTGTTCTTCCCCCGTTTCATCATCAACCCAGTGCTTACCATCTCGCTTTACTTGATAGGAAATGCCATATTTTTTTAACATCCTTAATGCTGTGCTCTGTCCACGTTGATAAATGTTCATGGCTACCTCATTGCAAATGTATTAATGGCAAACCCATCGGAAACATCAATCAAGCCAGACAACAAACCTTTTAACCAAGAAAAGTTAGGCGATCCAGTATTAGTCCCTTCGGCATATTGCACAGTAAGAGCGCCTTCAATTCGCTCGGAGAGAACTTCGGCACCTAATGTAGGTTGTAGGTCATTCTCTACTGATTCAATCGCTAAACGGCATTGAGCTTGGATTAACTGCTTTGGAATTTCATCATCAGGGATCGCCACACCGTCACGAGACAAACCAATCCGAGGAAAAGAGAGTGGTTGTTCGTTATCAGCACGCATCCCCTGCCATCTTTGTGACTCCAGATAATCCATCGCCGTAATTAACAACGGCTCTAATCCGCTATCTGCTAAAGTGATATTTCTATCCTCAGCGTATTTTTTCAAATCATCAACACTGGCGTAACTATTAAATGTTGGAGAGTTCTTATCAGGATCAATCATGCTCACCTCAAAAAAGAGGGGCACAAAGCCCCTTAAATTACTCTTCTGGAGAAGTTTTTTCTGTGAATGTAATTGCATCAGTATTTTGCGCAATACCATCAACAGTGGCGGTGACAATAAATTCACCCTGAGCATCAGAAGTTAATTTCACTGTCGCACCACCAGCCTTGCCCGTCTTAGATGAAGTAACGCTTAATTTACCACCGGTTGTAGACCAATTAACGGTAGCCCCTTCAACTGGAGAGCTACCTTTAGTGTAATTAAGAGTGATCGTTACTGTATCTGTACTGTCAGCGATAGCGGACGTTTTATCCGCTGACAGGATTACTTTCCCTCTTCAGCAGTTAACTTAATCATGACGCCAGCGGTTAATTTGTCGCTAGTGAAATGCTTCTTCCAGTTACCAGCCGTACCTAGCTGGGTTAAGTTAGGGTTCTTGCCTTTTGCTTCATCCCAGCTATAACCAAGAACACCAACATTAACCACACCTTCACCGCGATAACCAACTTCCAAGTTCTCCTTGTCATTGATTTCATAAGAGCGGAAAGTTGGCTCTTGTGATTCAGTGATAGTTACCGCACCGGGCACTAAACCAAAGATGGCATCCACTGGCGCTGTATCTGTTACCAGAACAGGCTTACCTAGTGTGCCTGGCTGACCACCGTAGATAACCACGCCTGCCTCTTCATATACTTTGTTGTCAATTGCCTGATCAACAATATCGAAGTAGGTTGTGGAGTGCATAACAAACAGATTTACGCGGTTGAATTTATCACCGTATTTGCGTAAACCTTTGGTTAACGTTTTCTTGCCGTCTGTCGCAATATCCGCAGTCACCACCATTTCTTTGTTATTACCAATCGCAGCACCTAAAGCAGCTAAAGAGTATTTAATATAACCCTCTAGTGAAGCATCTGCCGCATCCGTACCAACCAGCTCAGAGAACTCTGACACATCACGGCCACGGCGTTTAAATGCCTCTTCTGTCGTTGCGTAAGGGCCATATTTCCAAGGCGCTTTTACATCAACAGATTCACCTGCACCGATTTTTTTATTCTCTACGGTACCTGTGGAGTTCACATCACGATGTTCAATAGAACCGCCGATCTGATAGAAAGCGCGTCTACGGAAATCACCTTCAATAAACAGGTTATCAAGTACAATTGCACCATTAGATGCCTGATTAAATACTGCTAAATTATCTTGACGGCGTTCTAAAAACGCAGTTTGCGCCAAGTCGTTATAAATTACTAAATCGTTATTAGTCGTCGTAGCCATTGTTTATATTTCCTTACTCTTTTGGAAGTTTTAAATATGCATCACGCCCATATCGGCGAATATAATCAGCCTTATCACTTGCGGACATTTGAGAACGTTTAAGATGCGCACCACCTTGTTTGTGTTTCCCTGCATCCGTACCGGAAGCTGCGGGAAATAAGTGGGGAGCACTTTCTTTTAGGGATTCAATCCACTCAATAGGTGATAATGGTGTGCGACCATCTTTACCCATGATTGGATTACCATCTTCATCAACGGCTACGGCCTGACCTTCATCGTTGATTTGGAAAATGCCTTTGGCACGTAAAATTAAGTCTTCTTGAGCGCTAGTTAATGCGCCTGCTTTTCCTGCCGCTGAGCGAATTTCATCGCCTAGTACACGAGCACGGAATTTATTTGCAAACGCCTCTGCCTTTTCGACTTTGGTGTTCGCTTCTTTCAATTGCTTATCAACATCACCACGCAAACGCTCAGTGCGCTTATTAATGACTTCATCAATCTTGCCATCTGCAATAAGTTTGGCTTCTTCGTCATTTTCAAAACGTTTAAGCATTCCTTTCACTGTGTCAGGATCAATGCCTTCAAAGCGTTTTAAGTTATCGCCTTGTTCTTTAACTTTGCCTAACAGCTCATCACGCTTAGCTTTTAATCCTGATACTTGCTCATTGACCGCTTTGTCAATAATGGCTTGGATTTCAGGTGTGATTTCGGTTGTTCCACCACCGCCACCTTGTGAGCCATCATCAGCCTGTGAGTAGTATTTGCGTTCGATATTCATAAATAACATGTAACACCCCTTGGGTTTGATTGGCGCCTAGCGCGTTGTAATAACTCAGCCCTAAGCTGAATTTAGGTAATAAAAAAGGCTGCCGAAGCAACCCATGTTAGTTTGATTTTAATCCGCGACTGATAACCCGAACCGTATCGCCGACTATCGTTGTAATGTAAGCATGATCTGTACGCTTAATATCAAATGATGGGATAGAATCTTTCTTTGTGTGTTCAACCCGCGCCACGATATCTTTATTTTCTGATTCAGGATAAAACTCCAAGCGGTACATTTCGCCCAAGCAGTGGACTTCCTCTACTTTACGGCCCTCTCGTTCAGTAATTAATTTAAGTGCGTACATAGTTATATTCCTTAGTTTTTTAAACAACAAAAAAGGCCACCGAAGTGACCTTGTTAAATGGTTATTGATTAGCTGTACCCAGCCTCTCTAAATGCTTGCTGGTCTATCTCCCTGAGTTGCTCGAGAGAGATAAACTCACCTTTATCTGTGTAAAATTCGGATGGATGCATACCACCTTCTTTCATCAACCTAAATCGCGTCTCTCCAAATACCTGTCGTTGACGCCATTCAGGTTGTCGCTGTATCCAATCAAGAAAATCAGTATCTGCTGGCACTTGCCCGTCCATTGAGGCACGAGTTCCTGCATCCATCTCATCTAAATCAATCCCTAATTCACGCCATGATTTAGTAACCAATGTTTCTGTTGATCGGCAGTTGAAGTGGATTTTTCCGGGGCCTTGAAGATAAGGAATTTTGTGTCCTATTGGCTTACCTTCCAGCGTGTACTTCAATCTATCCCGTACAATGCAATCATGAGAGGTTTTATTATCGAGAGTAGATAGCCACTGCTTGCAATCAAGAATATCTTTGTTGGCATCAGCAAATTGATCTCTTGCTGTCGCTTGTAAGTGATTAATTGCCGTCTTCGCTATTGTTGTTGCATTAGCTCGACTGAGTTGCAATGCACCGTCTTTATAGCCTTGGTTTGCATGACCTCTGATCTTACGGCCGATCTCCATCGCACTATCGCCATTTAAATAACCATTGCGAACAGCGTTATTTATGCGTGTCATTCGGTCAGACTCTAACCCCTCAGCCCATTCAGATAATAATTTCCCTTGAAATGGGCTAGACATTACCGAAGAAAATAGCATTTCCTCTGTAATGCTCATTAGTGGATATTTACGTAGAACAACATCAGGTAGTAGAGCATCAAACAGTGATGGGTAGTAACCAGCTTCATATAATGCATGCGCTCTCATTTCTTCTGTTAGCAATGAGAAAGCACTATCAACTGCACGCTTATTAATGCTTCTAACACTGGACAGTAACGACTCCAGCCGCCTTGCAGTGAAGCTATTAACATCGATGGAGGAGTCATCTAAGGCAACAATAAGTGAAGCAGTTAATTCAGCATCAAACTCATTAAGCGCCTTTATCATGCTCCTTGCTACACTCGTAGAATAACGATTAGAAAACAGTGAGTGAGCAATCAATTCATCCATCAACCGCTCATTCACTGATTTCATGTCTCACCTACCATTGTTGGCTCTTGATTATTAAGCTCATCCACCACCACATCCACATCATCAGCAGGGTCAATAACGTCATATTTCTGCAAGCTTCTAACTAAGTCAGATTTACGAGTTGCACCAGATTGCCATGCTGCAACAATTTCGCGGATCATTGAACTATCGGCAATATGGTTAACGAGGTCTTTGTTAATTTCAAAAGAAGTGCCTTTCGTGTCTAAGCCAAGGTATTCAGCACACCACATTAGCGCTTTACTGAATGCATCGGAAACGTTAGAGCAACAGATGCTCAGGATAGAGGTTTGTGCGTTCTGTTCACCGACAGACTGAATAACCGTTTTAACCTTACTATCAGCAGAAACCAATTGAGCACCAAGCGCTACCATGTAATCACGCTTACTGTCCATTGCTTCTTTGGCTAGCATGTTAGGTTGAGCCTGAGCGTAACCAAAGAAACCTTCTTTTGGCAACATAATTGGCGAGCGAGAGCCGACCATAACGCCTTTCTTTTCTAGATAGTCACGCCATTCTGTTTCTAGCCCACCTAGATAAGGTTGTATTTGCCCACAGAAGAAAACAGAATCTTCATAATCAGCAGAGTTTCGATAATGCCCTAGGTTGATTTTTGCCAGCCCTAGCAGTGGCGCTTCATCAATAGTGTGATCGTTATTCTGAGCACCAATAAATGTAAAAGGGATTTCATCCCAAGCACCGTTACCTGCTCGTTCTGGAATATACTCAGAATCGATTTCAAAAACGCTACTTCCACTGGGTTTGCGGTAAACACGGCAGATAAATTTACCTTCTTCTATCGCCAATACACGGTATTGAAGAACGTCTTTAAATCCAAATCCGTCCTCTTCTTCAACTGTCTCACGCAATACCACCAGCGTTAACATAGTTCGACCATTTATACGATCAGTACGCCAGTTAATAATATCTTCAGCTCGATATTGAAATATGTATGGGAGTTTAGAATCACTGTTGTAATCAACATATAACCCATGCCGACCAACCTCTAATACTGACTCAAGTGAAGACTGAGCAAGCTGATAAATACTTGAACCCGCCCCGTCTGCATCATCTTTTAAACAAGATAATTTTTCCACAACGGCAACTAAGGGATCCTTTTTAAATGCCATCCCTATCATGCCGTTTCGAGTGTTGCCTGTTATTGGGTAGAATACCGCACGGTCTTGATAGTCTTTATTGCGCTTCTTTTTACGCTTGCCATCTTGCTCCTCAAGCTCAGGAAGATAATTTTTTATATCATCACCACCTCGACAAACAGAGCGCACTAACTCCCACTGAGGAGCAGCCGTTTTATACTCCGGTCGAGTAAAATCTACATTTGTTGTACTCATCAGAAGGTTGTTCCTAGGTTAATTTCGAATGCTGGGCGTTTAGTATTTCTTCTACTCACAGCAAAATACCTAAACCCATCAGCATCATGTGACGTGTAATCGTGAAGTGGTTTATCTTTCCAACAGCCCCGTTTGTCATCCCACTCTTTGCGGTAGCCCTCAAGGTGAGCAATACCTTCGCTACATTTGTGCTCATCAAAAACACAGAGTGGAAGAATTTCACGAACCGCCTCGATACCCTCATCAATGGAAAGTTTCGGCACTACGTCAAATCGCATTGAATAGTTTTCACCGTCAATTTCATAACCCTCTCTAGCCAGTTCTCTACGTGATTTCGCATCTGAACCAAACTCACGGTTATCAATATCATGCGGTCCATTATGGCTTGCGTAGGTGTAGCCTTTGTCTTTTAACACTTTCATGTAATGCCGTAGACCCTCACCACTATTTGAGTAATGGTCTATGACATGGAATTCCTCACCAACCTCACGAATAAACCAAATTGATGTTGAGTCACCCACACCGATATCCCAGTACGTATGAACCGGTAAATGCGAGTTATCAGGAAGTGTACCAATGCGTTTATTTTCGTACAGGAAGCGGAATTGCTTGGCGTAGTAAGCGCCTTCAATAGATTGCTGAAATGCTTCAAACGGTATTGACGGATATTCCCGTTTCATATCATCGCCGAGTGTTTTCTCTTTGGCGTAATACCAAGCTTTCTGGCGCTCGTTTAATTGAACACCGTGCTTACTGGCTATCTCATCGAAGTAGTCAACTAACCGCTGTGGTAATTGTTCTACAGGATCAATGGAGTATTCAGGATTCTTCCACCATGAGAAGAAAAAGAATTTCCAGTCTAGGTTAGAGAGAGCCTTGTTCTGAATTTGTGCTTTCTCAGCCGACTGGCAGTAATCATAGAAATAACCTGCTCGACCTTCTGCTGTACTTTCAATTGTCGTGAAGCAATCGCTTGATACCGCCTCAAAAGCACCAGTGACAATCTCACGGGCTTTTTCTGGATACTTAGCACATATCTTACCGAACTCAGATACATGTAAATATCGGAGCGTTCCGCCACGAAATGACGTGCTGATATAAAGCGAGCCGCCTTTGCTAAACACCAATTCACCAGCCGCATCATTACTCGCCGGGTTAGCCGCTTTGATTTCATCAGGTAGCTTTTCGTAGGCATACTTTATCTTTTCCCTAAATAGTCGTTTAGCATCATTAAGTGTATGAGCTATCAATGCACATTTAGCTGCCTCAAATAATGCTGCGTCTAACTGGATAATGCAGACTTCTGTAGTGAAACCAAGTTGACGGGCTTTAAGAATAATGTTTCGCGTGTGCATCCCTTCAAAGTATTCAAGTTGCTCAGGCGTCATTTTAAATCGAACCGGCTTACCTTCTTTATTGGTTATCCAGTAGAGATGATTCAATCGCCAGAGCTTATCTCTCAATAATGCAAGATGTTCTGGCTTCATGATTATTCCTTAGATAAGTCGTCCATTAAATCTGATAGTTGGCTAGCTGTCTTATTCGGCTGAACATCATCAAGGCCGTATGCTTGACGCTCAAGGCCAACTAAATTTTTAAGTGTTTCGCTTAATGCTTTGGCTGACTTAACGCGCTCAGGCAGGGAGATAATTGAGTGATAAATTTCATTGAGCTTATCGCGTCCGTTATCATCAGGATTAAACATCAGGTCGCCCAATTTACTTAAGGCTGGTACATCTGCGCACTCTGCACTCAGTTCGTCAAACAAGACGTTAGCCAGTTCACGCGCCCGGCGTATATCACCTCTATGCTCCATACGAACATTAGCAATAACCTCAGCCGTAGCCTCAATAAGTACGCGCTCAGATAATGTTGTTTCTGTGCGTACCTGCTTGCGTACTTCTTCTTTGCGTACCAAATCATCAGCACGAGATTTTATCTTTGCGTTAAGATCTCGCGACCAATCATCTTTCTTAGCTCTCTTACGTATAGCCCCTTCAGATATGCCATGTTGTGAAGCTATTTCTCGGAGTGACATCACGCCAGCTCGGTAAGCCGACTCGATGGCCTCCCAGTCTGGTCTTTTAGCCATACATCACCTTTCATAAATTAAATTAATGCTATAGTGGATTTTCGTTCATGAATAGGAGCAATAAATGAAATATTCTCAAGCTGAAAAGCTTCAATTAATGATGCTTTGTGAAATTTACAGGGCCATGGGAATAGAAAATAGTTTTAACCCCGACCTTGTTGAAGAGGCTATTTCCACTGATAACTACTGGGCGTTGTCGTGGGAATACCCGTCTCTAGAAACTGAAGATGAAACCCCATCTAAAGTTAAATTGTTCGTTGATACTGTTGATATGTATGACATGCTCTCATATACATATGAAAGACTTAGTGATGAGGATAAGAAAGATGTCAGCGAGGCAGTGCCTCATTTCTCTCCTGAATACTCTCTAACTTTCCCTGGGTTTGATGGGAATAATGAGTCTGAATACATGCAAATAGGTAGATTGTTAAAAACTATGGGTCGCTTTTCAGGTACAGAACTAACCAAAAATTCCCACGCCCCCTCAGTAGAAACATATAGAAGAATGTTAGATATATTTTTACCTATACGTCATAAGTTTGTATTTAATGAAGGAATCCGCAAGCAAGAGTTAATCGATATACTTTTAGAACGAATTCATCCAAGCAACAGGTAGCTATCTGCCCACTCTATGTTGCATGCATCCCCATTAAAAAGCCAGCTCACTCGAACTGGCTTTGTGATTGGTTATTCTGCTACTTCAACCACTGGAACATATTTAATATCACTAATCTCATCAGGTGATATGTATACCCATGAGCCGTCGAGTGATGCGATACCGATTAACCCGCTAGTCACACGAGGCTCTTTAGTGGTCATCATGCCTTCGTAGGTTGTACCGTCTTTCTTAGTTGCTATTACGTGATATTTTTCTGACATGATTACTAGCCTTCTTTCAATACATCATGAAATGCCTTAGCAATAGTTTTGATTTGACGAACATTTCCACGACCAGTAACGATGATTTTTCTAACATTTCCAGCCTGACACAAACAAGCCTTCAAGTTGCCATTAGTTATATCCACCTTCGTTACAGCCCCTGCGGTCTTGGCGTCTATGTTGTAATTTTTCATATTCCACCCAATAAAAAAGGCCACTAGGGCCTATTCATCGTTAAATGTTAATTAAATCAATCTCCTCAATTTTGAGGAAAGGTATCACTCAACGCTAGGAAGGAGTAATTGACCTTTTTCCTCTATCTCGGCGATCTTGTTTAATAACTGAGGCTTTTTAACTCTACCCCAGCGATTTAATAATCGCCCTGACATACTGGCCACATCCTTCTCTTTCATGAATTCGAGCATTATCTCATTTCGCTCTTGTTCCATGGTTCGGATATTTTTGGTAATAACATCAGCCATCCAGTTAAAGGCGTTTATATACGCCACCTTAATTCTCATAGCTTCTTTCTTTGTGTATGACATAACCAATAACATTAGGCCGTCTTTCCGTAGCTTATAGAATTTTTGAGGCTTTCCATTCTGTAACTCATTGTTTTTATAGCAAAGCTCAAAATTGAGCTTTGTATCAAACTCTGGAGGACACGATTTTATAGTCCTTTCGATATCACGAATTACGTTCTTTGGCTCTTTACCAAAAGCTCTTGCTACACAAAAACTATCAGTAATTACTTCTGAACCAGACATAAATACGATGTTCCGAAAATCAATTCCATTTACTACTGTTGGATAATTCATGGTGTAAATCCTTATAGAAAAGCGAACCTGTTCACCAGAAATAACCGCCCCACAGAAAACACCATTAACGGTTTTTCTCAGGTTCGACTTTCTGTAAGGTTCTGTGAGTGTTTTTAATTGCGCGGTGAATGCACAGGGTGAAATGCGTAGAGTTCGCAACCATCATCACGTATCACTACGTTAATCAGGTCGCTTCTAGTCTGTTCCTAGCAGTCAAGATATGATCACTCTCCTTAATGGATAAACGACTTATCTAACCTTGTCGGGGTTATTCTTTTGGAATGCTTTTATCCAGTTCTTCACGGAATTTAACTGGATTATCTGAACCTTCTACTGTCATGATATTCCTCCATTAAAAAGCCCCGCTATTGCGAGGCTCGTTGTTGTTCAATTTCCCGTATTGCTTTCTTGCAACAGGTGCTCAGCTAGCTTTTCAGAGAATACATGTGCATATTTAGAACCCATTTCGTCATAAGAATATTCAATTGGGTTGTGCTGTTTCATAAACCCTAAAATTTTAGCCGCTAAAGCATCTTTATCTTCGTTCATCGTAAACACTCCGTTTTAATGTAATCCTGTAAATACAAAGTTTGCTGCTCGTTCTCGACTATCATTTCTCTGAGACGTAGATAATCTTGTTCAACTGCTTTGTTAAGTCGTGCGGAGGTTTCATTGCTTCCGCTTTCGGTGGAATTCTTGGTGACTGCTGGACACTCGGCTTTGACATACACCCGCTTAGAACCAGAGCGAACAGCATCACGCAGGCTATCAATTTCATTCTTTGCACTGGCTAACTCCTGTGAGTGACGAATATCGAGTTGATTTAATCGGGTGATACGGGCTTGATAGTCTTTGTTGATTTCGACTTGTTGTGAGAGCTGTTCAGTGAGTGATTGGTTTTCTTTCTTTAGCTCTATTACTGATTTAGTAACAAGGTATAAAGAAGCTAGCATGATGCTAAATAAAACTATTGGAACCCAAGGTTTTAATTTACTCATAACAGCAACCAAGCATCTTCAAAAACTTTCTGTGAATACGGTTGATATCCAAGCTCAACACCAACAATCGCCGTAGCCAACGCAATGGCAACTGATTTAGATGAAACGTTAATAGGCTCGTTTACGCTAACGCCGATATCTTTAGCTGCTCGATTAATATAGCCGGTAGTGTTGTTTTCATTCGGTGGCGCATACCGGTCGATAATCGACTCGACGGTGTTGAGTTCGTATTTCTTTTGGTATGTTTGCAGTAGCTTATAGATGGCCCGTATACCATATTCAGGTGATACAAACTGGCAGAAGCTCGGATCTGTTTGCTGTGCGGATAGTCCTTGCCATTTTGAACCGTGTCGAATATTGCCCGGATTGTTATTGCGCTCGCCGCGTGCTGGTCTAGCCATTTTTACTAACCCCTCTAAATATTTGCATCACATTCCCACGACTAAGAATTATTAGTGCGCATAGTGTGATATTGATTCCGACTTCAAATGGATCTGCATGGGCGTAGTCATTCGTTAATATGCGTAGTGGGATAGAACCAAGCATAACAATGAGAACCCATGCTATAAGTGACGGGAAGAATTTGTATTTAGCGCCGTTACGCTCGTAGTTAACAAGACGAATAACAGCGAATAAGCATGAGAAAAAATTGACGTAAATCCAAAACATTGAGATGGTCATCTTCCACCCCCTCTGAATTTATCTATCAGGTTGTTAATAACGTTGTTGATACTGTCTGTGAGCGCGCCGGGTTTAGATATCGTTACTAACACACCAACCAAACCAGCCGATGAGAACATGGCACCAACAGAGCGATCGACCTCTCTATCTCCGATAATGCCACTCAGTAGTGACGACATGAAATCAGCGCCTAATATCCCAATCGCAAATGCAACCGTGAAATACGCCCATCGTTTTAACAGTCGGATATCATGAGCAGACAATACAAATATCACCGCCCCTGCGAACGCGCCGATTACAACGCCTGCGTCCATACCTGAATAGAGACCTACAATAGAGACACCCGCTAACGAGGCGGTTGCTGTGCCTGTTAACGGCTCTTGCATATATGTAGTCCTGATTAGTTAATAGAACGCCGACTCACAGCTCTTGTGTGAACGTGATAACGAGGGTAATTGTTCTGTGGTCGGCATATACGAAAAAAGACCGCCTAAGCGATCTTCTGAATGTGAACTATCCGGAAATTCCGGAGAGTTGAACTTGTAACGATTGTTTACAGGTTTCAGATAACAAAAAACCCCGCCGAGGCGAGGTCTTGAATTCTTTTAACGTTAACGAAATGGCAATAACCCATCGTTAGAACGATATTTACACAGAAACGTGCAAAAGTCAATTCATTCGTTAGAAGTATTCGTTTTTAATTTGTTACCTTTTTTAGTATGTAATCTGCGTTACTTTCTCCTTTTTCACACTCAACCGCTAAAGATTCATAAAATTTGCTAACCGAACGTTTCCATTGGTCAATCGTAACCCCTAAGTGAGATACTGATTGAAAAGCTTTTGATGCAGGTATTCGCTCATAGCCACGACCAGAGCAACGCTTACAAGGCATGCTGACAGCCTCACCAGTTAACCTTAGTGTTTCCTTATCTATTGCCATGCCACGCCCTTTGCAGTCATTGCACGCACAAGAAACATAACCTTTACCGTTACACTTATCACAAGCGCATGACTCAGTATCATTAATAATGCGAACTTCCTTACCAAAGACTTTTTTAACCTTAATCGCCTTTACCTTAAAACCTGATCCGTTGCACTTTACGCACTCAGTAACACTTGATGCCGATCTGCAATAATCTGCATAAGCGAATTTTGCGAGTATTTGCATTACCTTTCGCTTAACATTCATATCGAGCTTGCGTAATGCTGGAACCTTGTCGCAGTGATTCAATGCATGCCGAGTTAAAAGTTGTATCGCTTTATCTCTGTCATTTCGGCTTATTCCCATCTTCCCCAAGAATGCTGAATAGCCGAATAACTCTTTACTCTGACACATGCCAAAAGCACCCATGACATCAGTGCCGGTTAATCTATCTGGCGATGTCGAGCTAGGCGCATCTGATATCGATGTGGTTTTAGCGAAGTGATATTTAACAGCGCTTTCTAGGTTCATCTCGCCTCCGGTAATACTGTGTGATATCTATCGCAACCGACTGAGTACATGATGCGGTTTCCAAACTGCTTGGCTTGGGTTGTTTCAACTATCTTCATAAAGCCATTGTTAAGCTGGATCACTGATAGATAACGCTTTGGTTTATTTCCTGTTCGTTCTGTCAACGCTCTAAATCTGCATTCTTCAATAGCTGCGATTAAGTCAGTGAACATCATCTATCTCCCATATCGTGATATCTAATGAACCATGAGTAACCTTTTCACCTCGACGGATCCGCATATCATCAATTTGGCTATCATCTACCCAAAATTCGGCATGAGTTAACGAATCGAAAACGGCCTTTGGCAAGTTGTCGAGGTCTCTTTGTCGTTTATCTGGGGGATTTGCTGTGATGACTATTTTTATGCGGGAAGTGGTTTTGACGTCTAGGTTATGTTGCTTGATGTAATCTGTTACTTGTTTTCGGTAGTGGGTGCCTTTGGGTGAGATATAATGCCGTCCTCTACAATGCCTCCAGTACGTATTATTGCTCGGTGGCCACGGTAATTTTAAGTGATAATCGTTCATACCTTAATCTTACCCTCCTTGATGAGAATATCCTGAGTGCGAATAACGCCTTCTAAATGACATTGTTTTGCGTATTCAGCGTCTGTGATTCTCGTCCTGCGGTCTATTTCATCGTGACAAGCACTACACGCCCAAGCACCAAATACATCATTAGGTTTTATTCCGGTACCGCAAATACCAGACATTCGATAATGAGCTAAGACGACAGTTTCAGAATTACCGTTACACACTCCCGGTATTCTAATTTGGCATTCACGGCCTCGAGCTTCTTTGCGTAAGTTCGCCATCTCCCTCTCCTTTGATTTTATCCATCACTTCCAAATGAGCGTATTCATCAGCACACTTACTACACACGTAAATTTCATCATCCATCAGTTGTCTATTGCATGATTGGCATTTCATTGAACGCCTCGCTTTACCGCACGTTTAGCTTCACGTCTAATTGCAACACCTAATCGCTCTAGCCACTCTCCGTATTTGAGCAGCGCTTCGGTTTCATCACTAATACGAGGGAATCCATCCATTTCAATATCTACCTCAAACTTTCCAAAGCTATCTCTGGCAATAGATATTTTCTGCTCTAACTTTGTAGCCTTACTATTGTGAGTAACGTTATATTCCTTGAGAAATAGGTTTTCGTTTCTTTCAAACTTAACCAGTTCCATTTTTGTGGACTTAGTTTTCACACCCTCACCCCACTCAATAATGAATCAAACTTCCTCAACATCGGATTACCCATGCCTGAGACGTTGGCTTTATCGACAAACTTAATTCCACACTCAAATTCGGATTTTTTCCGCTTGGTGTAAACTGGAGCTACATTAAACTCTATCATCACTATCTTCACTGCATCATGAGACACCTTGTATCTCACTGTGCTTTTTATTTTCCCAACCACTGAAACTGCTTTTATCCTATGCATATCTCTAATTATTGGGTTAGCTGTTGGGTAGGGTATTCCAGTTATGTTTTGAACTTGTTTTATTGTGAAGAAATCAAGACCACCAACAGCCTTTATAATCTCAACAGCTTTTTCACATCTTGGTGTCATTTCTCAGCCTCCAACTCAATAGCCCGTTTTGCAGATGCCAGCACTTCACACAAATCTTGCTCTTTGTCTTTATGCCCTCTCAATCCAGCGCAGAGAGCTTTTTTAATTAAATGCTGTAATGCTGGGTTAGTTACTTCAAAGGCTTTTAAAACGTCATACACGTCGATTGTTACGCCTTTGCATGGTCTGTCGTATTTACTCATTTTGTTTATCCTTAAGTTTCATGTATTCGCTGTCGTTCGGGATGATGATTGGAATGCCTTTTTCAATGCACCACGCTTCGTGTCTCTCCATCATGTAGAGCATCCTCGCTTTATCCATCCTGCTAGTTTTCTCGCGCTCTCCGTTTTCATCACGACCTAGCCAGTGACCGACAAAATACTCATGCGTTTCTTCGTTGGTGATTGGCTTTGACAGAACGACTTCACCAGCACCATTTTTAATATCAATGACAACGCCACGCGCACGTAGCCAGTCGCCTGTGGTTTCTACCCACATTCGCCATGTTTTGTTCATTGGTATTGTTCTGAGGTCACGCCATTCGGTGATTTTGATTCGGTAACGCTTACCGGTTTCTGTTACTTCTGAGAGAGTTTTGAAAATGCCTTTTAGATTGGATTTGTGGAGACAGATATCATTTGTCAATTACACCTCCGTATCATTCACCCTCTGGCATTGGCAAATCGCGTAAATACATCCAGTAATCAGCATCAGGAATTGGTATCGGAAACACAGTATCATCAAGAAACCATTGCATTTCGCCTTCTACAGAGTTCCATTCAAGCCTATAAACACCTGCTAGAATTTCACCATCGCTGATAAGTAAAACTGGCTCGCTATCTTCTGGTAATTTGTTTGCTGTCTTAACCCAATTAGTTCCCTGCATTAGATGCCTCCTGCTGGCGAATTTTTTCTTGCAACGCTTTAAACTTCATAGTGTTGGTTAAATTCTCAATTTCCATTAATCGTAAATATGCTTTTCCGCGTGGTCTATGTTTATCGGCTACCACCTCAAGCTCAAAAAATATTGAGTCTGTTTTGTCTGTGAAATATCTAAAATTGGCATGAATATATCGACCAGCGATAAACCTAGCTTGCCGATGGTATGATCTATTCAGCTCTCTTAGCGTTGTTCCTTTCATCTAAAAATCCTCACGATTCCCATTCATAGCCGACTTTAATTGCCTTGGCTTGCTCTAAGGTATTAGTCATTACTTTTGTGTTTGAAATATCACCCCAACAATCACACTCAACTGGCGTTAGGTAATATTCATTTTCTGTTCCATCATCTGATTTGTAAGTGTGACGAACCGGATCACCTAAAACCTTGGTGACGGTGCTTTTTAATAAGTTCATCTAAAAATCCTCTTGCGTGTTAACACTCAATTTCTTCATCTGCGTAGTCGTTGTTTAGATTGCTCAATACCGCCTGATCTAAACCGCCGCGAGCGTTAGTGAAGTAATATGTTTTTTCTGCACCGGGTGCGTGACGTGATTTCGTGCAAATAACCTCAGTGATACCTTTCATGTTGGTGTCGGGGTGATATTTTTCATCACGATAAATCATGAAGATAACATCTGCTTCCTGTTCGATAACGCCAGACTCTCTCAGGTCAGCATTAACGGGGCGTTTGTTTGTTCGTTGCTCTAAGTTACGGTTTAACTGCGCGAGTGCAACTACGGGACATTTAAGCTCTTTAGCTAGGTTCTTTAACCCTGTTGCAATCTCACCCACTGACTGATTCATATTTTCAGGGTTGGTCATTTTCATTTTCTGTAAGTAGTCAACGATAATGACACCTAAACCACCTGTTTTTTTGTGCATCTTTCTAGCGTCAGCACGTATTTCATGAATGCTCATTGATGGTCGGTCATTGATATAAATCGGTGATTCCTGAATATCAGCCAGCGCATGAGATAATTTAGCCCAAGCCTCATCCATGTTGATCTTAGATTTATCTTCACCAAGTAAGTCTTGCTTGTTAACCCCTGCGTGATGAAATGAAATTCTCTCTGATATCTGCCATGACGGCATTTCGAGACTATAAAAAACAACGGGTTTCTTTTGTTTCAATCCGATTGCTTTTGAAATTGCTGTACTGAACATAGTTTTACCCATGCCAGGACGACCACCAATAACAATCAAATCGGTGTTATTAAATCCACCAAATGCTTTATCTATATCAGGTAAACCAAACTGAGTTTTATATTTCCAGATATCACCGTTTATCATCGACTCAAGAATATTTATCGACTCATTCACACCGTCCATGATGTGCAGTGTTTCAACAACACTACCTGTGTCCATTGATGAGATTGTGGATTGAACCTCACCGACAACATCAACAAGGTTGCTAACATTTGACGAGCTAATCTTCGCAATACCTTCGTTGAGAACTGAAAGTGTTTTTCGAGCCGTGGTTAGATCCTTAATTTTCTGAACATAACCGGGTAACATTTGAATACTTGATGTATTTTTAGTGCATTCAGCAAGATAGCCGAACCCGCCAGTAATATCTGAATTACCTTGTTGTTCAATTTCTCCATTCAGTAAAACCAAATCAACCTTAGAGCCATTCCTGACAAGGCTTTGCATGGCTTTAAATATGGCTTTGTGAGCCGATGATGTGAAATCATCAGCAACTAAACTTTCAATCGCTGATATGGCAATCTCTTCGGTTTCAGATGTAGCAATCAGTATTCCACCAATGACAGCCTGCTCTGAATAATAATCCGTGAATTTATTTTCCATTAAACAATCCCTTTTTTCCGTTCGGTATATTCGCGCTTGGCTTGTTCGTAGGTTTGCGACCATCTTGTCGGCGTTAAGATCCAGTCAAGAGTTAACCATCCCTTGTCTTGTAAGCCAGTGAATAAACTTGATTGAGATATCAGCTTGAAGCAGGTGTCCATGTGTTTTACTTCACGCCACTGCCCCTTGTTGGTTTTGCCATTCCAGACAGCTTCCAAATCTTTGTAAGCAGGTCTGCGTGATGTCCACTCATGAAAATCAATGGCTCTTTCAGGAACGTATTTATTCCAGATTTTGATTAATTCTTCATGAGGGCAATCGACAGGATTGATACCGTCTCGGTTTTTCCACTTGAGCGCATCTGAAAGGTAGCCATCGAAGCGAGTCATTCGACACAAACTCTGCGGTTTTAAATCTTTTCCATTCTTCCAAGTCTTAACAGCCCACTCCATCACAAGTTTAATTTCATCAGGTGTGTAGCATTCGCCTTTTGCCTTGATGGTGTTAAGCGCTTTTAGGATGGGTTCAGTAGATTGAAATTTAGAATTGGTTAGCTGATTAAAATAATCGAGAATTTCTAGAGCGATATTTTCCCCAGCGGGGGTAAGGGGGATCTTATCTTTATTATCTATTGAATAAGTATCTATTGTGTTTAGCTGATTCGGCTTATCTGTATTAGCCGTTTTAGCTAACATTTTATTAGCTGGTTTGGCTAATGGTTTGCTGGTTTGGCTAAACTCTAAAATCCATTCATTAATATCCTTGTTTATACCAACCTTATTACCTTGTTTGATAAGAATTTTTCTTTCAACTAATTGTGATATCTCCTTGCTTACATGGGTATGGTGTAAATTTATCATCTGAGCTATTTGGGTGTTAGTTATACGGTCAAAATCTTTGTGCCAACCACACGTTTTCTCGATGAGTGCATCAATGATCCGATATTGCCTGTAAGTAAGATACTGATTGCTAATACTCATCATGTATTTCTTCACATGACGAGGCGTTTTAATGAAGTCATCACCGTCATTCACTTTTACCTCTGTTAGCCGTCGTTGATTACCAAAGTCAGCGTATGCAACATTGCTATTCATCGCTCTTACCTCCTAGTACCTGTTGACGATGTTCAGTGCGTATTTTTGCATCCTCAAGCATTGCTCTTAGACACTTAACACCCTCCTGAGTGACTAGACGATATTCACGAACTCTAGCGTTGTTTTTATGCACAGCACTATGATTAAATCGTTGTTTCATGGTATAATTCCCTTATTCCTAAGCTGTATCAGCAAAAGGAAAGCTCAAAATCAGCTTCCCTTTAATACTGGTTATTGATACAGTGTATTTGTTAAGTTAAATGGTTAAGTCCATTTGTTGAGAAGCCTCACCATTCGCCGTGGTTGAGGCTTTTCTTTTTGGTGCTTTGACATGTTCAAGCATCTGAATTAACGCTCTAGCCTCATCACCTTGCAATATCACTGTGTCATCTGGTGTCTCATACCCAATAGCAACTAAAAGCCTTGCACAACGTTGTATGAAGCTTAATTGCGTTTTAGATTGTTGAGATTGCCAGCGAGATATTTGTGATTCGTGAATACCCGTCCTTTTCGCTACTTCTCTAGCGCCAGTAACAAGTATCCCTTTCATGATTTTTGATTCGATTTCTCGAAATTTGCGTTCGTTTGATAGTTCCATTTGTTAAATTCCTTCTTAGATTACTTCCCAATATGGGAACAGCAGTAATGATCCGTGGCTCATTCCATATGAGCGGATTGTTTGTTTGGTGGGTGAATCTGTCGCTTTATCAGCGACTCCGTAGCAGTCAAAAACCCTGCGATTGTTAAAGAACGTGGTGAAATCAAGCTACTTTTGGAGGAAAAACGTCGTCTAAAGAACAATTTGCCCCTAATTTTTGTAATGCTTCAACAATGGCTCGGCAGTCATTTAAGCTAGGAGTTCTAATATTTAACTCATAGTTGGCAATGCGTGACTGCCCCCACCCTATTGATGAAGCTAAAACAGCTTGAGAAATTCCCAATTTTTTTCGCTGTTCTGCGATGTTATTCATGTGTGTATCCTCCTTGTTTATACCTCTATTACACACAATATGTGATTAACTGTCAATCACAAAACGTTTAAATACATTTATCACGGTTTGTGTTAAAAGGTATACATGAAAAAAGTAAATGAAGTTATTGGCGAAAGGTTAAAGTCCATTCGTGAATCAAGAGGATTAAGTCAAGCTCAATTAGCTAAATTGTGTGGCTACTCTGCTGCGTCCAGAATAGGAAACTATGAGCTTGGAGAGCGTAAGATTAGCGCTGATGATGCGATTGTTATAAGTGAAGCCCTTGGTATATCACCTGCTGAATTAATGTTTGGCAGTCAAAGTGATCAAGTAATCAAGAATTACGAATACCCTCTATTCACAAAGGTACAAGCTGGCGCTTTCTCAACAGAATTTAACTCATACACTCAGAAAGATGCTGTGTCGTGGATTCCTACAGCTAAGAAAGCCAGTGAGCGCGCTTTTTGGTTAGAGGTTGAAGGTCAGTCAATGACAGCACCACCAGGAGGGAAACCAAGTTTTCCTGAAGGAATGCTTATCTTGGTTGATCCTGAGGAAGAAGTAGAGTTCGGAGATTTCTGTGTCGCTCGTTTGCTGAATGATGAGTTCACATTCAAACGATTGATTAGAGAGAGTGGCACATCATACTTAGAGCCATTAAACCCACGCTATGACCTGATCCCTATTAACGGGAACTGCACAATCATAGGTAAGGTAATCAAGTCACAATGGCCTGACGACACGTTTTAGGGTGTGGAACAATAAGGTAAAAATATTTTCTGCGTCTTATCAACAGGTTTTGATAAATTGATTATAACCAAGGCAAATATATCTTAATTTTTATATTCATATAGTGTAAATTAATGCACCATCAAAAAAGTTATACACAATCTTTACACAATATGGCTTGTAAAGTTTGCGTGTAGGCGTTATAGATATATAGAAGGGTATTTAAGTGGCACCCCAAGAATACGACACAAGAATTTATATCGCAGCGTTTCACGGTCACTATAATAGAGTCCTTGAAATAGTTGCTCATGCCTTAGCTCAAAGTAAAATGGTTTACTTAGACCTTAATATTTTAAGTAAAGAAACTCCGTCCTTCAAAGAAAGGGCTGATATACTTTCTAAAGTACAGGAAATGTTTATTCCGATAGCTAAAACTTTAAGCTTAGAATACGATGCGTTCATTCTTGATGAATACATCAGATTGATGCATCAGATGGCTGACGCTATTGATAACAAAGATAAAAAATCTTTATTAGAAGTGGTTTCTGAATTAGATAAAAAACCATTTATATGTCGTTAATTTAAAAATGCAAAAGTCAATACTCAGGAGTATTACCATGAATATGTTAGAGATCAAAAGAGCTCTTCGTGATATAGACATCCTCTTAACCAAGGCTGAGGCGCTTGGAAAAAAAGCAGATGATTTTATTCAAAGTCACTTAGAAATGAAAAAAGCCGCATGATCCATTATTACATCTCATAAATCGCATTTCACAAGAAGCCCTCCCCGCGAGGGCTTTTTTGTACCCTCCCCCCCCTCCAAAGAAGTGATCTGCATTCCAATCTTATGTGACAAACAACACATTCCGTGTTTATTTACCATTTATTTTATATTTCAAATCATCGACTTAATTTAAAAACAAACAAATAAACACATTTTGTGGTTGACATTAAAATCACAATTTGTGAATATACTATTCATCAACGGAACACAGCACGTTGATGTTCTTTAACAACGATGATGGCGAGCTGTGTATTAGCTATCAGAACGGTGGCGCTGATAAAGCGTCAACCTTCTCAGAAGGTTTTAATGAGTACAGGGTATTCACCCCCACCATAGGGAGATTTGCCCCGACATGGAGAACATCCCATGTATAAACAGAAATAACATGGCTTCGATCCCTGTGCTCACAAAAGCCAACTGTTTGGAGGATATATGGCAACTATTACAGTTAAAAAGTCACGCAAGTCTGAGTTTTTACGCGGAGCATCTGCAAATAGACGTCACGCCAGACGGAAAGCAGAAGCTATTGCAAAAAAGAATATTGAGTTGAAATTAGAATCAGTATTTCCTCAGGAGAAAAGGCTTACAGCAGTAGAAAAAACACTGTCATTAAGTCACATACCAGTTACTAGAAATATTGAGCCTAAATACCAACCATCGGTAGATAACTGTTGCTTACCTAATGTAGCAATATTTTCAGGCGTTAAAACAAAACAGCCGAGCAGTGAGTTCGGGGTGACGGCGAGGGGATGAGCATGCTAGATCACGGAATATTAAACGTTCCATTATCTAAACGTGGGAATATCGATACCCAGTTGGATAAATACAAAGCAGAGCAAGCGATTCTTGAAAAAGACAAATCAGATTTAGCAAAGTCTGCCTTTGTTGATAACAAAGAAATAGCGCAAGAATTATGGAGCAAGGTGGATAAAGAATTGATTAAGTTGGATGCCAGAAGACGAGGTATGAAGTTTTCTGAGCTTAGAGATATTTTACATGAACTCGTTAAATGGCAACCAAAAAAGGCAATTAAAGTGCTTCCTGATTACATTAACAGTTAACTAATTACAGTCCATTCTGTGGGCTGTGGTGAGTTGATTAATAGATAGGAGATAGATATGCACACTTGTCATAAGTGCGACAATGAAATCGAGAATGTAGATAACATCATGGATGGCGATGACTACGGGTTCGATGAAGTTTGTAAAGAGTGTCTCGATGAGCTTAAAGAAGACAGCGACAACTAACATCGCATTTGATTAATAGATAGGAGATAGAGATGGAAATTGAAGTAAATACAAAAGCGAAAGTTGACATTAAAACGCTAAGAACCTGCATTAAAGTTTCCGATAGTTTCAATTGCGACATTCTTGATGCTAACGGGAATAAAGTAGAAGAATATAACTACTATGTTCCTAACTTTTTCCCCGGTGACCACTACGGTGATTATCTGATGTTAGATATCGATATCGAAACAGGAAAGATAACGAACTGGAAAAAGCCAACGCCTGAAGAGTTACAGGAAATGCTTTATCCAGAAGACGACTAGCATCGCGTTTAGTTAATAACGGAGGGAGTATGACAATAGATGATTTCCATAACGGAAAACTACCCATGCCGAAGTTATTTAGAGTTGTTAGCGTTGAGCTTGGCGTGTTACGTAGCGGGCTTGGTAGTGGCTATGGCGTCATATTTGATTGCGACGAAACCGTAATAAGAAAAGTTCGCAGAGTTAAATCAAAAATAGGCTGGCACTGGCAATTGGCCAGAGAGCATAAAGACCAAGAGATATGGGATTATTACATAGAGTCAGACAGGGAAAGTCTTAACAATATCAATTATGAATACGGATTAATACAATAGTTAGGAGGGAGTATGACAGATAAAACAGGTGGAGCGGCTTTTCCTGCAAGCGGACATCCAGATATGCAATTTGTAGCGCAGGAAGGCATGACGTTGCGAGACTATTTCGCTTCTAAATGCATGTCATCAATCATCAGTTCGTTAAATGGCCCTATTATATTTGAGGAATGCAAAGGAGATTTTGATTTGTATGCAAAACAAGCTTATGTCATGGCAGATGCAATGTTAAAGGCCGGGGGGTGATATGGAATTTAAAGGCACGCCTGCGCCGTGGATAATTAGCGATAGCGGACACTCAATAATGGACTCTGAGCAGTTTATTTTTGCCGATGTTCGCCGTCATGCAATTTTATGTAGGTGGCACGAAAAAGGATTTGAGCATTGGGATGATGAAGGTGCAAGCAAGGATATTGGAATTGAGACAAAACAAGCAAACGCCCATCTAATCGCAACGGCACCAGAGTTATTAGAGCAGTTAATAAGACTTCGCAATAAAATTGCAAGCTATAAACCAGATGATGACGATGATTTAGACATCGTTGACGCTGTAATCGCAAAAGCCCTCGGTCAGTAGTAACCCACCGCACCAACACCAGAACCTAAATAACAATCGCTATCAATCGATAAGTGAGAGTTTCGCACATCAAGAGGTAAGCATGAATATTGATAAATACAAACTTTGTTTAGCTCAACAGCAAGCTGGAATTGCACGTTATCTCAAGGATGAGAACGGATGGAGCGAAGCAAACGAAACATTAAAAAAAGCATACGGAGTACAGAATGAACGCAAAACAGAAGCACGTAAAGCATCAGATATTCGCACTATTGCGAGAGTCTGAAATGACTGACGACCAATTAAATGATTTAGTTTTCGAATGGAAAATTGGGATCAGTAAAGAAAAAACTCGCCTAATTCAAAACGAAATTAATGCGCGCAAGGAGTGTGCGTTTATTTAAGGGGGTTGCGTGACAAATCATCAGCAGTGGTTAGAAGAATTACGTAGGAAGCGTAAAGAATCGCAGGAACGCGAACACGATGAGTTTATATATCAAACGGAAGTGTTAGGGCGACAAGGATTGTCGACACCTTTAAAGGATTTTGCAGGAGATTTTCAATGAACGTTTCTAACTCTTACCCTACTGATAAATACCCTCGATTAACATCATCACTAGCAAAAAACAGAGAGGAAGCTCTGGCTCAAGCAATTGCAATGATTGAGGGTCATTTACCAAATACGAGCGTGAAGGAGAGAGAAAAACGATTAGCAATGGAATTGCTACACATGAATTTAGATGCATCGAAAAACCACCCTCCTCTGCCAGCGCACATTCAAGCAATGCGTGATGCAGAAAGGAATTCTGTATCTGGGGATAAGGTTGAAATCGATTACTACGGAACTGATCGCCGACCGGGTCAGTATTTGGGAGATTAATATGACTGCTGTATATAAAGCGATTAGCAATGTAGCCAAGGAAATGGCTGAAACAGGAATAAAGAAAGGAAGTGAAAATAAACAGCAAGGATTTATGTTCAGAGGAATTGACGCTGTATATAACGCTCTTGCTCCAGCTTTAGTTAAGCATGGATTGCTTATTCTTCCACGGATCATTGAACGATCAGTCACGGAAAGACAAACGCAAAGAGGCGGTCAGCTATTCTACGTTGTGGTTAAGGCTGAATTTGATTTTGTTGCCACGGAAGATGGAAGTAAGCACACGGTAGTGACTTATGGCGAGGCTATGGATAGCGGAGATAAAGCCACAAATAAAGCCATGTCGATTGCATATAAATACGCGGCATTTCAAGCGTTCTGTATTCCAACAGAAGAAACAGCAATTGATGCAGATGCGGAAATTCATAACGTGGCGCCACGGACTGCAGAGCAGGTGTTAGCTGATTACACTAACTTTCTTGGCACGGCAACGAACCAATCACAAATCATGGATGAGTACAAAAAAGCATGGAATGCATTGGCTGGTACTGAATCACAAAAGGAATGTGAGCGTTTAACAGGCATTCGGATTAAAGAACTTAAGGAAGCTGCATAATGGCAAGTAAAGGCGTAAACAAGGTAATTCTCATTGGTCACTTGGGGCAAGACCCTGAAATTCGATACATGCCATCAGGTGGCGCAATAGCAAATCTCACATTAGCCACATCGGAATCGTGGCGTGATAAGCAAACTGGTGAGATGAAGGAACGGACTGAGTGGCATCGAGTGTGCATCTTCGGAAAATTAGCCGAAATTGCAGGTGAATATCTGAAAAAAGGAAGTCAGGTATATATCGAAGGTTCTCTGCAAACCAGAAAATGGAAAGACCAAAGCGGGCAAGACCGATACACAACGGAAGTAGTGGTCAATATTGGTGGAACAATGCAGATGCTAGGCGGTAACGGTGGTAATCAGGCAGGAAGCCAGAAGCCACAACAGAATCAAGGATGGGGACAACCTCAACAACCACAGCAACAAACGCCGCAGAATGAGCCACCTCAAGATTGGGATGACCAAGAGATCCCATTCTGACCACCCTACCCGTTAACCAAAGAACTCAGTGTAAGGACGCAATGCGGAGGAATGAATAATGGCAATAGTTCAATATTACGTTGACGCCGAATCTGTGAACATGGAAACAGAGTTATGCGAAATAACTGATGATGAAAAGTACACTCTAGATAATGGACGTCATGACAAAGACTTGCTAGACAATTTGGAGCGGTGTGCGAGTGATTGCGCTGAAGACTATTACTGTCATCATGATGGTTGGGAGTCTTCATGGCCAGTATGCTTCATCATTTGGATTGATGGAGCTTGTAAGGGAAAATTCAGCGTTGAGCTTGAATATGAACCGGTATTCTCGGCAAGTGAGGTGGAATGAATATGATTGAGCTACAAAAACAATTTCAACCCAAAGCGAGAAATATATGCTCGGCTTGCGGTAAAGACGTTGGGGTATCAAAGCTAGTTGTGGTAGGTAATGTCAATATCTGCTTTGAATGCGCCGATTTATCAAAACAACTTGCTGATAAAAAACGTAAGGATGTGGCTTTTAGGCAGGTTAGAGAATTAGGTGATTTTCTTAAAAGTATCGAAGGTGGTACTTCAATGTATGAAATCGCTGAAAAAATATATGACGCTGGATATAGAAAGGTGGAGTGATGAAAGTCTATCTCGATGACGAACGTAAAACGCCAGAGGGGTTTGTGCGTGTTTACTGGCCTGATGAAGCAATTAAATTACTGGAAACTGGCGAGGTTGAGCTAATTAGCCTAGACCATGATTTAGGTGATGATGAACGCGGCACGGGCTACGACGTTTTATTGTGGATAGAAGAACAGGTTTATTTAAATGGATTTAAACCGCCTGAAATTATTGTTCATTCATCTAATTCATCAGCACGTCATAAAATGGAATTGGCAATTGCAAATATTAAAAAGGTGAAATGATGGATAAATCAAGACAGCAGTTTGAGGAATGGTCTGACGGAAAGGATTTATACGATATTTCTCCGTTTGATATATGGCAAGCATCACGCGAGAGTTTGGAGGTTGAATTGCCATATAAACATCAACCTAAATTTTACTCATATGAAGATGGTATAAATACAGGTCTTAATATGTGCAGAGATATATTAATCAGTAACGGAGTGAAAGTAAAAAATGAATGAAAAATACAGAGCCGAACTAATTAACGGTAAACCAGTTATTTTATTAAATGGAAATATGATTGAAAAAGGATTTATTTCATATTCAGATGCAGAAAAAAGAGCTAATAACTTAAATTCTAAATTCAAAGTAGCCCACACATATAAAAGTAAATAACCATGCAAATAATCGGATATGCATTACTCGTGCTAATACAGGGTTCTGCACATTCATAGGAAATAAAAATGATATATTTAAGTTTGTTCAACGGAATATCCGCTGGGCGATTAGCGCTGTCTCGCGCTGGAATTAAATTTGATAAATATTACATTGCTGAAATAGATAAATTCGCTAATAAGGTATCTGAATTTCATTATCCAGATAATATCCAATTAGGTGATGTTAATAATTGGCGCGAGTGGGATATTGACTGGTCAAATGTGGGTTTAGTTACTGCGGGATTTCCATGCCAGAGTTGGTCACTGGCTGGAAAGCAATTAGGCGATAAAGATGAGCGTGGTAAATTATTCTGGACGACATTAGAGATAATGAGCCATGTATTAGAAAATAATCCAGATGCTAAATTCATGCTTGAAAATGTAAAAATGAAAAAGGAGTTTGAGGAATATATAACATTGCATACGGAGCGCGCATTAGGTTATGTAAATAAAACTCTTATTAATAGTTCATTATTATCAGCACAAAATAGACAGCGTTATTATTGGACTAATTTTGAAGTTAGCCAGCCAGAAGATAAAGGTATTTTTCTGAAAGATATTATCGAGAATATTAACTCAAGTAATAGACCGTATGAAAAAAGAAATAATATTAACTCACGTCAATCGGAATTAATTCATATCGGAAATGCTGTCGATATAAAGGGAAATGAAACGATATTGAGAGTTTATTCCACTGATGGAAAATCCCCTACATTATCAACATGTCAAGGTGGGCATCGGCAACCAAAAATAGCATTGGATTACAATAATTACAGGAAATTAACAGCGACTGAATGCGCCAGATTACAAACATTCCCCGATGGTTGGTGTGAAAATATAGTTTCAAATTCACAGTCATATAAATGCTACGGCAATGCGTGGACTGTTGATGTTATTGCTCACATATTTAAATGTGCATATAGAGAAAATAAACACGAAGCTATTAGACCTACTGTTAATTATGAACAATCATGCAGTACCAATATCTGAGGATTTATACACGCAATCGGAATGCAATAAACATGCTGAATATTTAATGTCAGTGAGGAATGTTGAAGTAACGTGTGGAGAGGTGATTCATGAAAATAACAATTGAATGTAAAGATAATGAGTATTTATTTGCTCTTGAAGCAGCAAAAACGATTATTAGTAATAAGCCAGATGTTAATGCGTTAGCTGTTGCTACTGGTGACGGAAAAACTGCGTACGGTAAGAAATCACACGCAGGTAATTACAAAATAACTGTTAAGGATTAATAAATGAATAAATTAATAATTGCCTCTGTTGCAATATTATTTTTATCTGGTTGCGATGAACTAAAAGAAGGCTCAGCTATCGACATGTATCATGATGACCAAAGACATGTGACATGCTATGTGTATAAGTCAGGTTATGCAGGAGGTATTTCATGCATCCCTGATGATCAGCTACCTAATCATGATAAGAGATAGTAAGAATGAAGACTGATTATGGAGGTAGCCATACACCAAAGGAATTGCGTGATAGATGGCAAACTCCCCTACCTTTATTCACAGCACTGGACGCTGAATTTGGTTTCTATTTAGATGCCGCAGCCGATAAAAATAACCACCTTTGCACTCATTACCTCACCGAAAAAGACGACTCGTTAAATTGCGATTGGGAAAGTTACGGAGCGATATTCTTAAATCCTCCTTACAGTGAAATTCAGCCTTGGATTAATAAAGCCGCCGAGCAATGTAAAAAGCAATTACAGCCTATCGTGATGTTAATTCCTGCTGATACTTCTGTCGGTTGGTTTAATTCTGCATTAGAAACAGTTGATGAAGTGAGACTAATTACAGGAGGGAGAATATCTTTTATCAATGCAGGAACAAACAAACCAGTTAACGGTAATAATAAAGGATCAATGCTTTTAATATGGCGACCATATATCAAGCCACGAAAGATAATTAATACCGTCGATAGAGATGAGTTAATTAATATCGGTAATAAAATATTAAATGAATGGAAAACGCACGAAGGCAAATAGCAAAGGAATGCTTAATCGAACTCAGGAGCCACGGAATACCCAACGACAAACTTACCACTCAGATCCTCGATAAATACACACCGAAGTTTAAGCCTCTAAATCACATGAACTATCAGGACAAGATGGTCCTATCGTATTACCTACGGAAATTACAAAAGGAAGAGAAAGATGGATAACTTAACTCAGTTGATGCCAAATAAATGGGTGACAGAACCGCTTTTAGTTGCTATCACAGGAATGAAACCGGGAACAATAAAGCGAGCCAGGGAAAGCTCGTGGGCAATTGGTAGGGAGTATATTCACGTATCGCCAGAAGGAGAACCAAAGCCAAACTCAGAATGCATGTACAATCATCAGGCAATCAACGCATGGATTGAGAGACAAAAAAAGAAACAACCGAGGTGATGTAATGATCAAATATCCGACTGGAGTGGAGTTACATAATGGCTCTCTCAGGATAAATTTCGTTTATAAAGGAAAGAGATTCAGGAAATGGCTAGCTATGCCAGATACAGCGAAGAATAGAAAGATTGCTGGTGAGTATAGGGCTTCTATTGTTTATAAGATAAAAATGGGAACGTTTGTTTTTGATGATGAGTTTCCAGATGACAAGAGGAGCTCTTCATATTCAAAAGATATTAACTTCATAGAGCTTGTTGGCTTGTATATGGAGCTGAAGAAAACAGAGATAGCAACAAGCACATTGCGTCGTTATGATTCTATTTCTCGTTCGCTAATGCAATTCGTTAATTGTAAGAAGAGTATTTCAACATACACACCTGCTGATTTGCTAAGAATTAGAAATAAGCTACTTACAGAGCATCAGTTACCTAACAAATATAGACCAACACGAGATGATGGTAGGAGCGTTGCTACTGTAAATAACTATATGCGTATGCTTTTATCATTATTTAGGTTTGCCCATAGAAATAAGTATATTGACGACGACATTACTGTTGATTGCGGTTATCTGAAAAAAGAAAAACCTATCCCTGATCCACTAACTGAGGATGAGTTTAAAAGACTGTTAATAGCATGTCAGAATAACCAATCTAGAAATATGCTCATTCTATCTGTATATACAGGGTTAAGACCGGGTGAGCTAACAGGATTAGCATGGGAGGATATAGACTTAGTTAAAAAGACAATAATGGTCAGAAGGAATGTTTGTGGCCCTTCCGATTTTTCATACCCGAAAACAGGTGCGAGCACTGATAGGATAGTTAGCTTATTAGAGCCAGCTTTTAACTGCCTAAAGGATCAGTCTCTATATACAAAGATGACAGCGCAAATTGACGTTAAAGTAAAAACTCGTGAGTTTAACAAATATCTAACCGACTCATGCACATTTGTTTTCCAACCATCCATTGTTAGTGTGAATGGCGTTATTACTAAATTTTATTCACCAGGAGGTTTTTCGCAAATATGGAGATCATTAATTAGAAGATCTGGTGTTAGGCACAGAAAGTCATATCAAACAAGACACACTTATGCTTGCTGGATGCTATCTGCTGGAGCGAACCCAGCATTCATTGCAACACAGATGGGGCACTCGTCATCAAAAATGGTACACGATGTTTATGGTGCTTGGATGCCTGAGAACGATCAAGACCAAATATCGCTATTAAACCAAAAATTGAATGATTCTGTCCCCTATGTGTCCCCATCGAGTCACAATAAAGATAACATTCGATTTATATCAAACAGTTAA